TATGTCGTCGATACAACCAGCGGGACCACCGTGATCCCGTTCGATCTCATCGGCGCGATCCCGGCGGACGAATGGGCCGTCAACGCAGCAACGTTCGCGCCCTATGTCGAGGGGGGGATCAACGCGGTCAAGCACGGCGGTTCGTACGAATGCGTGACCGGATGGTGTGCCCGCTACTCCGCGCCCGGTTACATGGACTGCACGGAATGGTGCGGCCCCTTCGAGACGGAAGAGCAAGCGCGCGACGCCTGCCGCAACACCTACGGCGACGATGAGAGCGAGGAGAGTACCGATGAGTGACGTCCACCCTATGGTCCTTGCGCGCGCGCTCGTTGCTTGGGGTCGCACGTTGCGCCTGGCGTTCGGCCTGACCCCGAAGTGCGACATTCAATGGATCGATCGTCAGGGGAATCCGACCCCCGATAACGAGGATGCGATCGGAGTCGCGGTCTGCCATCGGCGCGATCCGGACGGTAAGCGCTACGTCGGTGCGCCGCTGGCGATCTGCAGCCACCATGCGAAGCAAGCGGGCGCCTTCTTCACGCACCTTGGCAATTCGATCTGGCACGTCGAGCCGCACTTCTCTGGTTACGTGCCGCCGAACGATGACTCACAACGATGGAGCGACGAATGAGCGACTTCAATAATTGGAGCAACGATGTCCAGGAAGCAGCCGAGGCCCTTCGCGGCAATTGGCGCCGCTTCGATTCGTTCGCTCTCGGGTCAGCGCGGCGTCGTCCGGACATTCACAAGCGCGCGATCGTCTACCTCAGCAGTCGCGACTCAGGCCTGGTGGAGAAGAGCAACGAAGCGACGATCCTCGCCGAATTGCGGAAGGCCGATCCGCACAAGCGCGACTGGTCGGAGTACGGCGCCAGCCATTGGGCCGTGGGCCACGTCGATGGCATCCTGATCCGTCCCCTTCGCCGGGGGAAACCTACGAAGGCCTTTCGTGCGCTGCATGAGTGTGCGATGGCCATCGCGAGCTATCCCGTGCTCGATGAGAGCGACCTATCCCGCCGCGAGTGCGAAGACGAGGATCGAGACTGGGACCAGTGGGGACGGCGCGACTTTCGGAAGGCGCTGACTGACTACTTCGGCACCGAATGCGAGCGCTACCCCGACGCGGCGCTTGACTACCTTTGGTCGCGCCTCAGTGACCGACACAACGAACGCGCATGGTCGGAAGAATCCGGATTCGCGATCGACGATCTGATGGAGCGATTGCAGGAAGGGGACATCCGCGCCGCATTGGCCGAGTCCCGCCGCTACAGCAAGGCAGCCGACGACGCTGCGTGATTCGCGCCTCTCGCCCGCGCTCTTGCCATCAGGGGCGCGCAGTAGACGCACGAAACAAGGGAAAGGGACCGACAATGAGGGTCAGCGAGAAGCAAGCGATGTGCGCCGCGGTGTTCGCCATTGCCGCGATGGGTCGCAAGATTCACGTCAGCGAAAAGCTCGCTAAGGAGCTATCGGGGTATTCGCGCGGGATCGTCAAGGCACTGATCGTGGACGCGAGCGCGGCATGGGCCGCATGCGCCTTCGTTGTCGAGCGCCCGTTCTACGGCGAAGGGAAACACGGCTGGCGTCTCTGCCGGTATCTCGAGGGGTCGGCGCAACGGGATGTGACGGACACGTTCCTGACGGCGCGCGAGTTTTACATGGCCATGCGTGCGGTGGAGCAGATCAACACGGAGATCGGCCGATGAGCCGGCGCATACAGGCTACGTTGCTGCGTGCAAGTGCGTGCGCGCCGAACGAACGGATCGTCATGGTCGAGGCCTCAGGGGCGCGCATCACGCTGGCGATCGCTGTCTTGCCCGATGGCTCGCTCGTCGTCGATCCGTACCACGCTCAGGGGCGAGTCATCGTCCGCATGGGGAACGAGCGCTACCACGCGAGCACCGGTCTACCCGTCGAAACTTGATCCTCTGTCGCATGCGTCTCGCGGGTTACTCTCCTCGGGGCGCATGCATGGACGAGCAAGTGAAAGGAGCCAGTCACAATGAGCGAGTCGTGTTTCCTGGTCGGCCGGGGAGAGTTGAGCCAAGCGACGATCGAGGCCTGCGATGCGATCGCGCGCGAGCATGGTGCGACGTTTGTGCACGCGAATCTCCCCGGCGAAGGTTGGCGCTATTGGTTCGCGGGGCCGAATGAGGGCGCGCCGTGGGATGGACGCAGGCGTGACGCCGTGGACGCAGCGCTCGCGAAAGCCGATCTCATCGCCAGCGATCGCCCCTTCCGACTCCGCCGCGAGATCAACGGGGGCGACGAGTGCGCCGAATGCGGCTCGCACTTCGATGCGGGCCCGCGCGACAAGCGGCCGATCTGCCGGAAGTGTCGCTAATGGCTACTCCCCTTGATCCCCTTCGCGTCTACGCACAAGCGCGTGCGGAACGCATGGTACACGTCCACGCATGCGATCTGCATGGACGCATTCTCGCCCGCGGCTGGCTCATCGATGCGCGTTGCTTGGATGCGGCGCGCGACGTTGCGCGTAGGTTCCCGTCGGTCGCAACGATCCTGATTGGCCCGCCACCCGCGGTCGATGCCTGGGAATGGCGGCGCTAGTGGCGTGCAAGCAATGCGGGGGACGCGGGGCTTACCGGATCATCGGTAGGCCTTTCGCGTTTTGTTACTGCGCGGCGGGTGCGGTCTTGCGAGCTGAGGCCGAACGCAAGGCGGACGAGCGGGCCGGCCAGCATCGCGCGACGTTGCCTCAGAACGAACGAGCGGAGCCGAGTCCAGGGTCAGGGTCGTCCGATGCGTCGGCACTTCCTGGGGGCGAAGGGGACGGCGACGACTAGACACGGCACGTCCATTGACAGAGGGCGCTTGCAAGTGAACGCGCGCAGTGCGGACGAGCCTTCACGTTCAGCGTAACCGCGCAGTGTGGCCTAATCATTACGTAATCCGCGCGGGACAACCGTTCGGTAGCGGCCTTTTGCCCCCAGGCGATCGCCCAGGACCAGCCATTTTGCGCGTAGAAAATCCGGGCCGGAGCAAGTTACCAGGGACCCCTAAGCCGCTAGGGACTCCTGGCCGGCCGGCTCGAGGCCGCTTGCAACGGCGCATGTGACCGGGCACCCTTGGGGGGAGTCTGGCGATTTAGGTCCCGACCGCTTACCAGGGACCCCTAGAACCACGAGTGAAAGGTGTGGCAAACATGGCGGGAAAGCGATACGAGTGCCGCTCGAGGGCCAGCCGCGCGCAGCGGGATCGCAGGGGCATCGAGCTGTATTTGCCCCAGGAGCTGATCACGTGGGCGGAGGAGGAGGCCCTGCGTCGCACCAAGGGGGGCCGCCCCACCAACCGAAGCGAGGTGATCGTGGACTGCATCCGCCATTATTCGGGCCTGTCGCAGCAATGAGCCGGAGAATCGACCCGAACGAGTTTCGAAGCTGGAACCGTCACTATTCGGGCCTCCTGATCGCACGCCGGCTCGACGATGAGGCAAAGAGGCGGGGAGGTGATGTTGCGGCCCTGATCGAGGAATTCCGGTCCTTCCCCGAGCTGAAGGATGGCCTTCGTGAAGCGCTCGGTTATTGGAGAGCCGGCGAATCCCAGGCCGAACCACTTACCAGGGACCCCTAGATGGTCATCGTTCATGAGCTGCAATGGCCCGACGGCAGGCTGATCGCTTGGTCGCTGGAGCTACCAAAGTGAAAAAGAAAAAGTTTAGCGCTGCCGACCGGCCGCAATTCCGGCGTGACGTCGCGGCGGAGATCGCCAAGCTGGGCGTTGAAGTCGGCGCGATCGGCCCCGATACAGTCGTTCTTTGCACACGCGCCGAGGACTTCGATCCGTCGAGCAATGTCCTCTGGGAGCTAGAGGCGAACAAATCGCAGGTGCGCAAGGACGTCGTGTGCTCGTTCTGCCGGCACATCGTGGCCTTGTCGAATGAGGCATACGCTCGCTACAGGATGCTGGATAGGAAGCCGCGTGTGTGTTGCGAACGCTGCATCCCGCGCCTGGCCATCCCCGAGGTTCTGAGGCCGCAATGATGCTCATGGTCTACAGCACGGAGGAGATCGGGCGCATACGTGCCTGGGCCGAGCAGCGCGACCACTGGCTTCCCGTTCCTGCCAATCCACCTGCTGGCTATCGGCCCGAGCATCGCGCGTTGATTGCCGACCTCGCCACGGTGTTCTCCATCTCTCTGATCGACGGCGTGCCCTATCGCATCCTCACGTTCAGCACGCGCGACCATAGCGAGCCTCCGTTCATTCTCTGCCAATGCATTGCCTGGGACTTCGGCTTTACTGGTAACGCTCGAGACTGGGGCCGCACCAACGAGGACGATTGCCCTTGGGCCCGCGGATTCGTTCAGCCATTCGATTACCAGGGACCCCGAGAATGATCCGGGCTCTCCTCGCCTTCGCATTCGGCTGGCTCGCAATGCATTGGGGCTTGAAGCGGTGGCCTCCTTCCCGCGAGCGACGCATGGCTGTCCTGCGCATCCTCGAACGGGAGACTCTCTACAGCCTGGAGATCGCCGAGAAGAGCCGCGAGATCACCGGACGCGCTTGGCCGATCTGGCTCAGTCCCTTGACAACGCTCTACCGGCTCGAGGCGGAGGGGCTAATCCAGCGGTCCATCGTCGATAAGAGCACGCCGGAGATTCGGGCTCGACGTGGCGGGAATGCACCGACGTATTGGACCTTGACGGAAGAGGGGAAGCGCGAGCTTGCGCGGCAAAGATGACCGAAGACGAATCCGACACCTACGGAGCGATAAAGACCTTTGGCTACGACCTCCCTGGCCTCGAGCGCGTGCCGGTGCCAGTGGGGTTTCTTTGCTTCTGGTGCGACGAGCCGATTGAAGCTCACCATCGCGGAACCTTCATGGTGGTCACAGACAGCGGCGATTCGTTCCGTCCGTTGCATATGGAGTGCAATTTCCTGTCGATCATAGGCTCAGCCGAGCATCAGCAATCGGTACGACTCAAGGGCCTAGACCATGAATGCGGTCCTGCTTGTTACGAGTCGGAGCACCGCACGAAGCGGCAGAACGCACTACGGGCCTATTACTTCTACAGCGCTGTCCGCGTGCATATCCTCGAGCACGGCTTTGCCCTCTGCCGCTTTGACAGCCGCGTTCCGGGGCAATGGCCGATGGGTCACAGGTGGACCGGAATTGACGAACCTGACTTAGCCAATTGCGACGCTTGCAAGGCGGCACTTGCAAGTAGGGTAAGCTGAGGCCATATTCCGGGCATGTTCTGCCCCCGATGCAACGGCGGGGTAATCCTCCGCACCCGAGATCATGACGAGCTGGTCCACTTCCGCGAGCCTTACGCTTGCGCGGGGTGCGGCCTCGCCTTCGACGACAATGCGAAGGGAAAGCCGGAGCAAGCCCTGCTCTTTACGCTCCCCATCGCTCCGACGCCGAAGTACGCGCTTGGCTGGGCGTAAGCGGACGAAAGAGGCTGAGCCCTCGTTCCCCTATTCTGGGCCGCTATGGTCCGATGGGAAGCGAATGCGGAACGACTGGGCTCAGCCTCAGAAGTCCAGCGCCGTGTTGACGTTCTCCACCATCTCCTCGTAGAGATCGCGGCCGTCCGTCACGGCATCCATCTTCAGCCGGCGCAGGTCGACGAGCCACGGACGGCCGCGTCCCTTCCCCCGCTTCGCCGGCCAGCGCCCCGTACGGCACCAGCGCTCCAGCGTCGAGATGTCCCAAGCTCGCTCTTCCCCCAGGAGCTTCCGGACCTCGCCCAGGCGCATGTAGCGCTTCAGCTCAGGAAGCTTGCCGGACATTGCCCTGCTCCCGCTTGTCGAAGATGCGCACCCACTCCCCCAGCACGACGTGGGCATCGGCAACGAGGGCGGAAGCGTACTGCCGGGCTCCCGCGCACTTGCCGGTGCGGAAGGCCTGCGCCAGGTCGTCCCCCTTCAGCCCCGCGGTCACCTTCGCCAAGGCCTTGAGCTGGTTGTTCTGACTGACCACGTAAATGTAGACCGCGGCGAGCCCCTTCTCTGGCCATTGACAGGACCACGGCTCATAGGCGCGGAGCACACGAAAGACCGCTTCACCGTCGGGCCAATGACAAGCCTCGGCGAGCCGGCGAATATCTTTGATGGGGAAGTTGGTGCGCCCGTAGCGAATCTTGGACACGGCGCGGAGTCCATCAATGCAGCGGATCACTCGAGCTTCGCGGAGACGTTGGCGCTCGTCTTTGGCCTGGGCATACCGAACGTCGCCGGAACCGGTTGTGCGGCCCTCCCTGCAGCGGTCGAGGAGCATGCCCAGGTTGCTTGAGATCGTGGTCTCCGCGGCGAGGAAGTGACGGACCTCTTCGTAGGTAATCACAGGCGACTCCTTCCACGTGTGGCCGATTACAGCCTCAGCATGCCGGGAGCCGCCACGATTGCAAGCCGATCAATCCACTTCGACGGATACGACGTCACCGCCGCGCATTCCCTCGTAGACGTTGTCCTTCTCCCACTTGTCGGCCTTCTGCTTGTTCAGGAAGTAGGTCGTATGCATCTTCGCGCCCGTCACGCGAGTAAGGCCGGCCTGCCGCAATTGGGCTTGCACGTTCTGGAAGTAGCCGCGGGCGAGTCCCGTCACCTTCGTCGCCTCCATGCAATTCAGCCCGTCCGGGTGCTCCCGCAATACCTTGATGACGTGCTCCATGGACAGCATCTTCCTGGCCGGCCCTTTCGCCATAGCCATAAGTTCGATGCCACGCTTGGCCAGCTCTGTTTCGGGCTCCGGGATCTCGTTCCGCTTCTTCTTCTCGTTGTCTCGCCACTTCGGCCGCTCGGTGGTGGTGAGCGCGAGCTGCTCCGCCTTGCCGGCCTTCCCCCGCTTCCGCGAGGCGCGCTTCCGTTCCCGTTCCTTCTCGAGCCGAGCTTCTTCGTCCTTCGCCTTCGGATCTTCGGAGCTGGCGGGGAGGCCACCGTGGCGGGGACGGCCAAGACCGACTTGCGTGGCGGCCATCTCGACGAGCGGCGCGAAAAGCTCGCGGATCGCCTGCTTGACCATGTCATTGATGCGGTTCTCCAGCTCGCGGCCGAAGGACGAAAACAGGGGTGAGGTGGGCTCGTTCATGGGCCCGATCTACCGTCAACCTTGCGCAGTTGGCAAGAGCTTGCTAGCGGCTTCTCCTCAGCTTGCAAGCCCCTGCCATCCCCGCTACTTCGGCGGCGCCTTCGGAAGCAGTTGCGGGTCTCGGAGGAACGGAGCGAGCCCGGCGGTCTTCTCTCGCTTCTTCCTCTGGTAGTGCCAGCGCCCCAGCTCGAGGCATTTCACGCACGATTTCCGCCCTGGAGCACGCCGATTGTTGCAGCCGACTTGCGTGCATCGTTCGGCTTTCGGCGCCTTGAAGCGGACACTCATCATCACTCAGTCCTCGGTGTCGTTGTCGTTCGCCGGGACCCCCTCGAGACGGAGGGCGAGCTGCATCACCACCTTGGACGTCGCCGTCAGCTCCATCGGCGAGAGCCCCTTCCGCAGCTCCTCGTCCAGGGTGACCACGAAGTCCTCAAGCAAGAGCGGCCAGATTTCCGGCGGCACCTTCTCGATCCCCGCCTTGGACTTCAGGATGGAGGCGCGCGTCTGGCGAATGGCCTCGGCGATCATCCCCCGAAGCGCCCAGCGAGCAATGTCCGCGGTCTCATCGCCGAGCCAGTGGGCTGTCCGCTGGTGGAGCTGCGATTTCGATTTCGACGCCATAGTCCTTTTCCCTTCGTTGGTCGTACAGCCACTGGATGCGAGAGTCCCGATCGTCCACTTGAAGTACCTTTGCCACACCATCTTTGACCCACTTGAGCGCCAGTCTCAGGTTGTCGTCGGGGTCGAGGCCATTGGACGGAGCGAGCCGCCGCAACAGGATCACGAGCCCCCCGTACTTCGCAAGAGCGAGCTGGAGCTGGCGATGCTTCGGCATCAAAACGAGCTGCGTCAGGTCCCGCTGTTGGGCCTTCGCTCTCGCCTTGGCAAACGTCGCCGCTCGGCTGAATCCCTGGCTCTGATTGCTCCAATTCCGCGTTTCAACGGGGAGCGTCGTTTCAAAAAGCTTCACTCGCCACGGCTGCCATCAATTGCCCCCTGGCCGGTTACGGTCTCGAGCTGCCGGCGGAATTGCTCGGCCTCGCGCTGAATGTTCTCCATCTCGGTTGCCCACGTCTTCCCCACGGCTTCCATGCATTGGGCACAACGCCCCGAGGAAATGACAGTCCCATCCGGGAGACGCGCCGTCATCGGGCGAGCCCCACATCGGCAGTTTGCGATCACGGCTTCCACCCCTTGGCCAAACCGTCCACCAGTTGAGCGACGTTGCGCGGAGAAGCGTTTTCATTGGCCGGCGCACCCTCGGAGGCCAAGACGTGCATCGCGCGGTCTAGGTCCGTCCTGAGCGGCGCACGGGCAATCTTCGTTTCTACGATCGGTTTTGCCGGCGTGACATTCATCCACTGGAGCCAGCCGCGGGGGCCGTAGCTCGAGTGAAACGCCACCGTCTTCGCGTCCTGCTTGACCAACCATGCGGCGAATTGGCGGGCCTGCCGTTCAATCCAGGCGAGCAGCTCCGGGCCGCGGACGCGCTTTCCGCCGACGTAGCCGTGCGCGAGCATGCCCTGGTGCAGCGCCCCCCGCTGGTTCTCCGGCATGGCGTACGGCGAGCCCTTGCCGGCGGCGATCCCCGCTTCGTAGGCCCGCTGATAGTCCTGCTCCCGCGGCGAAGCCTCCCCCCTCTCACACTCTCCCCCGCTAGCCTGACTATCCTGACGATCAGAGAACAGAACAGGGATTCCGTCGGGACTCCGTTTGGATTCCGTCTGGACAGACGATCGGTCGACTGCCTTTCGCTCCCGGTCCTTCGCGCGCACTGAGGCAATCTGCGCCTTCGTTTGGTTCCCTTTCTCTTCGTAGCGCTCGATGCGGTAGTGCTTGCCTTCATCCGACCAGAGCCCGGCCCGCACCAACATCTCGGCGCAGGCTTCGTTGTGCTCCCCCGGCCAGAGTTTGAGCGCTGCCTTCGGCACAAGCCCGTCCAGCTCATGACGCCGCGAATAGGCCAGGCCGCGAAGCCAAAAGCCGATCATCGCGTCGGGGTCCGCAAACTCAAGCAGGCGCGGGTGGTCGGGAAAGTCCACGTCCACTTTGACCCAGATCATCACTTCCTCGTTGACGCTCTCAGTGGCCACGGTTACAAGCTCCTCGCCCGGTCAGCGTTGCGGCTCCCTCCCCCCCCCGGCCGAACGTTTCTCGGGCTTTTTATTGCGCTGCGTCCGCCCCCTGCAGCTTGCGAACGGCTTCGCCCACGGTCGTGTGATGGACGCCCCATTCCGCCGCGATGCTCGAGTTGCTGAAGCCCTTGCCGGACAGAAACAGCCAGACGTGATGCCGAGCGGCGGCGACGTGGGGCGTGCGCGTGCGCGATCGGGCCTCCTCGAACGTCACGCCGTAGCGGGCGCAAATCGCGTTCACTTCGTCCTGCACGCCCATGAGCGTCAGCCGCTCGACCATGGAGATCTTCCGCTTAGCCACGATCAACCTGCCTTCGTAAACAAGGGAACCTGGCCGTTGCGCATCGCGGTCAGATCCGAATCGGTCAGCTCGGCCTGAAGGCGGTCGCGCGCGATGCCGAAGTAATCCGGCTCCGTGTCGTTCCGCGGCTGAATCTCGCACCCGACGAAGCGACGGCCCAGGCGAACGGCCGCAACTCCCGTGGTTCCCGATCCCATGTGCGAGTCCAAGATGCGATCTCCCGGGTCAGTGAAGTCAGTCACCAACTCCACCATCAGGCTGATCGGCTTCTGCGTCGTGTGCACGCGATCCTGACGATGGCCGTTGCAATTGGCGACCACCGCGTGCGTCCACACGCCCACCTTGCCGCCGCCGTTCCAGCGCTTGCGACCCTTGCGGTGCGCGATCGTGATGGCTTCGAAGCCGGTACCGGGGCGGTCTCCCGTGAATTGCGGCGTTCCTCGGAGCTTGACCCAGGCGCCGGTGCGAACGTATTCCGAGCCATTTTCCGCTAGCGCCGCGCGCCAAAGATGACTGGACTCGACGTCGCTAAAGATCAGAATCCACCGCTTGGCGAGACGGGCGTATTCCTTCGAAAGCTCCTGGATCTGGTCCGGAGTGATGGCCTCAAAGCCGAAGTCGATCGCCCGCCGCGCCTTGCAGTTGAAATCTTCCCCCCCTTCGGCATCGGGGAGATTGCGCCCGCTCCGGCTCTTGCCGTGCACCGTCGGCGAATACGGCGGATCGACGATTACATGGTCGACGTCGTTGTCCGGCAGCGTGCGGAGCCAGGCGAGGCAATCCCCATGGTGCAGAAGGAACGGGTCCATCGCTACTCGTCGATCTTCGGAAGGGTGCCGGCCTCGACCAGCAGATCGGCGAAATGGCGACGCGCCGCCCAATAGCGACGATGGGACGCACCGATCTTGTCGTACGTCTCGTTCGCGTCGTTCATGAGGCGCTCGATCTCGTAGCTCCACTCGCCGATCTTCCCGATATCAGCCTCGGCGCGCAGCTTCTCCAGCTCCTCCTGACGGGCGGCGCAAAGCGCATCGATCTGCTCATTCAGCCGCGCACGCTTCGCCTTCAGCTCGTGATAGACGCTCGCCGCTTCCCCCATCTCGACGATCGTGCGCGAGGCCGCCAGCGGCAGCTTGATCATTTGCACCGACGTCTGCGGCGGCTTGTTGGCTGGGCCGGTGTCGATCACGTTGTAGGCGTAGATGCCATTGCCAACGCTGACGCCACCCATGACTCCAATGTTGTTCTGCCAGGTCATTGACGGTCTCCTATTGCTCTTTGCGGAATAGATGCACGACTCGAAACGAAGGAACAGCGGCGCGCGCGTCGTCCAGGTCCACGATCGGCTTCGCGCTGCGGAGGGCGAGCTGCACGCGGACGTAGAGCGTGACGAACACCGAGGCGTAGGCGAACACGGCGCCCAGGACGAAGTCGATCACGGCCCCACCGCGAGCCCCACCGCATAGAGCAGAGCGGCGAAGATGACGGAGGCTGCCGCGAGCGCGTAGAGAGCGTCCATCAGCCGACCTTGTTGTGCTGCAGGGCCTGCTGCTGCAGAAGGGCCTCGCGGTTCAGGGCCTCGCGGGTCTCCCGCATCTTGGCCACCCGCTCGAGGTCCACGACCTGCTGACGAAGGCGGTCGATGCGGCGATCGGCGATCTCGAGATCGGCCTTGAGCTGCAGACGAAGCGCGCGCTCTTGCTTTAGGCGAGACATGGCGTTCTTGAACCGCTGCGCCCACCGCTGACCGTCCTCGGCGAGCCAGGCGATCATCTCGTTGCGCTTCGTGGCGGAGTAGAGCGCCCGCAGCATGTGCTCGCGGAGGCCCTTCGTCTTCGGGTCCTCGTTCAGGATGGCGGCGTTGAGGAGGGACGCATCGGTACGGGGCTTGTCGTGGTTCACGTGCGGGTCCTTTCGGGGGTTGCCGCACAAGGGGGCCAGCCGGACCGCAGCCGACCCCCCAGCGCGGGCGATGGCTACGGAGTCACCTTCGGGGCGGCCATGAGGGCCAGGGCTTGGGTCAGGGCCTGCTGGGCTTCGACGTTGTTGCCGACGTGGCGGAGGAGAACCCCCAGCGCATCGGCCAGCGAAACGGCCGGGGAAACAGGCTCGCACGGCGCGCACATAGGACGCACACCGCTCTCGCCGTTCGACGCGAAATCCGGCTGAATTACCGGTGCGCCGTAAGAACCTGTCCTCTCGCCATGTACGGGGGTGATCACGGCGGCGCCGTTACCGCGATCCCCTGCTTTTCCCGGGGAATCCTCGTCTCCCTGGGCTTCGTTGCTGCCGTTGTTATCGCTCGCTGCGCACGCAGAACGCACAGCCTCCGAATCCTCCCCGGTTGCCGATTGGGGATTGACGGCCGCTTCGTTGTGTGCCGCAAAGGGGTTCGGGACCGCGAGATCGGCGCGCAGCTCCTTCACGTAGACCGCCTGGATCTCGTCCGCGGTGTCGATGTCCGCGTAGACTTCCTGGGCGAGCTTGTCGTTGGTGTGGCGGAGGAGGAGCGAGACGCCGGTGGGGGTCATGCCCTGCTTGCGGTGCCACTTGGCGCAGGCGCGGCGGAAGTCGTGGCAGCTCACGTGCGGCAGCCCGAGGCGCTTGCAGACGCGCGCGATCTGCTTCGACGGATTCGTCCACGGGAGGAAGAGCGGCTTAGTCTCGGACTTCCCCGGCGCGTTCGCGAGCACGAAGGTCCAGATCGGGCGCGTGATGGGCGTGATGGAGATCTGGCCCCAGCTCCCGTCCGTCTTCGTGCCCCGGATCAGGACCGCGTTGGCGCTGAGAACGATCGGCTTGCCCGTCTCCTCATCGAGGCCGGCCGTCTTCAGCACGCGCGGCTGGTCGGTCATGTTGACGTCCTCACGGCGCATGTGCGGGCTCTCACCCAGACGCATCAGGCCGGCCGCGAGCGCAGCGATATGAGCTTGGCGGTGCTTGGGGAGCGCCATCACGATCTGCCAAGCCGCCTCGAGCGACGGATGACGCTTCCGCTTCTTCGCTGCACCCGGAAGATCGACGCACCCGTTCTGCAGGTGAATGATCTGGTGCACGGGCGTCGTGAGCTTCCCGGTATAGGCCGCGTGCTCCAGCATGTAATAGAGATACTGGACGTTGCGCTTGATCGTGTATTCGCCGACCGTCGCGCCGTCACTCCGACGAGCCCACATCTTGGCCCGGTCTTTCCGGAATTGCTGAACGTGGCCCGCGGTCAGGTTATTGAGCGGGAAATCCCATCCCCACTGCCGAGCGAACCAGCCGAAGGTGTCCCGCACCACGCGCTTGATGGTGGACTCTTTGACCCCCTTGAGGCGCTGGTTGTCGACGTAATCGCTCACGCCTTCTTGGAAGGTCGCCAGGCTCGCGGTTCGCAGATGTGGGTTAGCAGCGCGGCGTTCCCAGTCGTCTGCAACGGCCTTGGCTGCAACCGGATCTTGGCAATCGGTCGTGCGACGGACGTACTCGCCAGTGCCTTCGGGGTCCGGACCCTGGTACTGGATTTTCGTGGATCCGTCGCGCCAGTACAGTCGGGTGTCGATTCGTCCGTTGACGTAGACAGGCCGTCGTCCCGTGCCGGAGCGGCGGTTGTTTCGTTTGCGGGCGTTGTGCTTTCCACCAGCGGGCTGGAAGTTAGCGATTTCGTTGCCGTGAGCGGGGATTGACTCGTTTCGGTTGTCGTCCATGGCGCCTGAGCACTCCTCTCCTTCCCCTCACGTAGCCAGCGCTCTACCGCTTGTCGAGTGACCCGGATGTGCTTTCCAACCAGAAAGTGCTTCATCCGCCGCATGTACTTGTAGGCCGATGAAAGGGGGACCCCTAGGATCTCGGCCACTTCCTCCGGCTTGAGCAGCTTTTCAAGAGCGGCCATGGCGGGCGATCGCCTCCTCTTTCACCTTCACCATTCGCGCGACGACGTTGGAATCGACCTTCAGTAGAGAGAGGGGCTCCTTATTCAGCTCCGCCTCGAGTGCCCGAAGAGTCTTGACGGCGTTGTTGCGTCGGTCGGTGCCGCCATCGTTCATCATGCGAGCGCACATGGTCCGCAAAGCTTCGGCGGGGTCACCGCTGGACCGAAGGCGCCGGCCCGTCTTGAAGCGATCCGCGAAGTCCGTCACTCGCTCTTTGCAACGAGGGATCGAGCGCACGAAGATGAAGGCCGCCAGCATGGCCCCGCCACCGCTCGGAATCCCAGGCTCGATCTTCATCCCGATCGCCTTCACCGCCCAGTCGATGTGCTCCTGGTACTCATTCAAGATCGCTTCGGCGTCGGAGTAGGTGATCTTGAGCTTGCCGTGAATGGCCTCGACCCCGAAGTCGAAGACGGCGAGCTGGCCAATGATGCCGGAGACGAGCCCCGAGGCCTTGATGCCGCGATTGATCTTGAGGAGGTCACCGAGCGTGCGGGGGCGGCCGCGGTCGATGTTGTGCATCACCTCCTCTTTCAGCCCGTAGATCACGAAGGTCCGGACCGGCTTCTTGGCCTGGATGATGGCGCTGAGGCGGTGCTGCCCATCGAGCAAGCGGCCAGAGTCGGCGATCCGGATCGCATTGCCATCGATCTGCCAGCGCCGTTGAACGATATCCCGCGCGAGGCTCTTGACCCAGGGCTCGCTGATGCGGCGGTTGGCCCCGTTCTTCGCGAGCAGCTCCATCGCCCGCTCCGGCGTGATTTCCTCGAGCGCGGCCCAAGGCTCTCCCCGCTTGCGCGTCGGCGTTGCTGCCGGTCCCGAGGTTGCCGCCTGATACGCCTTCTCGATCTCCTCTTCCGTCACGGTCGCAGGCACCGGAGGCTTATCACCCGTTACCATTCGGTATCCCTTCCCCGTTGTTCCGATCGCCCCGTTGCTCATGGCGTCGCTCCTCATCGTCCAGCTTTTCGTCGATTTCTGCGGCTAACTCTCTCGCTCCTGCCGCTGCCCGATCTACGTCCCGAAGTGCCCCAGCTGCGCGTCGGAGGAGCGATCGATACTCATCCTCGTCCATCACGCCCCCTCTTCGTGCTTGCAACCTGAGTCGAGCAATCTTAGATTCGAAGAATGGTTCACCCGGCGAGTTTTCGAGCGGTGTCGCTCCCGAACGCCTCGACCGGCAGGTCCATCCCTTCCTCTCGCATCGCCTTGCGCAGCCGAATCACGGTGTCCGCCGGGATCAGCCGGTACCGGTCGCCGTTGATGATCCGAAGAACAGCAATCCGATGCTTCCGCAGCGACGCATGACGTCGGCAGAAGCTCGTGAGGCTCTCACCCGTCTGGTTCAGTAGCGCGCGCAGCTTTCGACCCGCGGCCGTAACGCGCCTTTCACTCTTCACGAGCCGGGACCGTACAGATCCAGTTGGTACAGCGCAAGCGCTACTTTCAAGGTCGAAAAGTAAGATTGCAGAAGTGACAAAACTTTCGACGCTCTAGACAACCGGGAGGCCGGGCACTAGTTCCGCTCGGTACTGTGATCGTGGCAGATAAACGCGACATCGGAGCCGCTTTCAAGGCTCTTCGTGAGAAAGTTGGCCTCGCGCCGAAGGACTTGGTGCTCCGCGGGCACGACGAGGGGCTCTCGTACTCGGACATTTCGAAGCTTGAAAGCGGCCATAGCGCGCTCCTGTCTGCCCGGAAGCGGCAAGCGCTGGCGGTGGCCTTTCAGGTCTCGACCGAGATCATCGACAAGCTCGCGAGCCTGGAGATCACGCCGGCCGCAGCAGCAAAGGCCATCGCGAAAGAGGCCGATCTGCCGAAGTGGAAAGAGCGACGTCAGCACCTCGCGGCGAATCCGCCCAAGCTCGCGCCGCCCAAGCCCAAAGCAGTTGCCCAGAACGGGACGCACCCTGTACCTTCCCGCGATTCGTCCAAGTGGGCGACCGGGGAGGGCCATCGTTTGGCGGCATTGACGCGACTCGTGCACCTGAAGGACGCGCGCTTCCCCAACCTGGAGCTTTGCCTGCTCTACCATGGCGAGAATGGGCGGAATTGGCCCGAGCAGGCCGTCGAAACGGCACGCAGCGGCTACGGCACGCATGGGGATCGCGACCTGCCGACGCCCAGCCACTGGCAGCAAGTTCTGGATCGCCTGGAAGCGGCCTTGAAGATCGCCGACCCGCGCAACGCTCCCGAGGAAACGCCGCGAAACGCAGGCCCGGAGTAAGGCGCTTTCAAAGCGGGTCACGGGTGGGAAACCTGTGTAGAAAATAACGCTTGCAAGTGTTGCAAGTGAAAGCGTAGGTTGCGGCTCGCTTGGGGTGTTGGACGCGTAAGCGTTTGGCGCCCCTTGCCCATTTCCCAAGTGAAAGGGGGAGCCGATGTCTACGGCTTTGGCCGCCATGACGCCTGATCATTCGGCGCTGGTGCAGTACACGACCGATCAGCTCGACGTGCTGAAGCGGACGGTCGCGCGCGATCTCACGGATGCCGAATTCGCTCTGTTCGTTGAGGTCTGTAAACGTTCGAAGCTCGACCCTTTCCGCAAGCAAATCTACGCCATCAAGCGGCAGGCGGGCGGTGAGTACCGCGTCACCTTCCAAACGTCAATCGATGGTTTTCGGGTCATCGCCGCCCGCACGCGCGAGTACGAGGGCCAGGTTGGTCCCTTCTGGTGCGGCCCGGATGGCGTCTGGAAAGACGTCTGGCTCGACAAGGGAGCGCCTGCTGCGGCGAAGATCGGGGTCTACCGCAAGGGCTTCCGCGAAGTCATGTGGGGCGTCGCTCGATTCACCTCGTACTCCAGCGCCAACCTTTGGCTGAAGATGCCCGAGGTCATGATCGCGAAGTGCGCTGAGGCTCTGGCCCTGCGTCGCGCGTTCCCGGAGGATTTGGCCAACCTCTACACCGACGACGAGATGGCCCAGGCCGACCCGCCGGCCAACGACAACGGGCGCCGCGAGCCGGCCAACGACAACGGGGCTCCTCCCCAGGCCGAGACGAAGCCCCAGGGGCGCAAGCAGTCGGAGGTGGCGCGCGAGATGGCGGAAGCGATGGCCAATGCGCCGACGCTCGCAGCTCTCGACGCCATCATCGCCCACGCGCACTCGCTGCCGTTCCGCGACAACCTCCGCAATGCGCTCGACGTCGAGTACGGCATCCATGCGGAGCGCCTGCGGGGGCCGGTGCCGTGAGCAGCGGGACGAAGCTCGGGCTCTATCTCGGGGTGTGGGCCGGCATCATCCTGTGCTTGTTGACGGAACGCGCTTGCGAGCGGCGTGAGTGCCGGGATCGCGGTGGCGAGCCGTCGGGAGGCACTTGCTACGACCCGAAGGTGCTGCGGTGAGCGACGAGAAGGTCTCTCCACCTGAAGGCGTCTGGATCATCGTCTGCCCCGAAGGCCACGTGACGCTGGACCCCCGCTTTCGTCTCCGAGCCCAACGACCGAAGCGCCGCTTTCTCTGCCGCCGGTGCGATGCCTACGTCGGGCGCGACTTCTACTACCGATTCGTGGAGGGGTTGCCGTGAAGTTTAGCGCCAGCAAGGCCGCCCTCCTCGCCAAGTGCCGCTATCCGTTCCGGGAGGCCGAAGAGATGGACCGTTGGGGGGACAGTGAGGATTCTCGCTTCGGCCGAGCGCTCCACAAGTGCGGGGAGGTTTGGGTCAAGACGCATACGTACCCGGACGTCGTGCTGATCGCGCGTGAGTACGACGTGGAGGACCAGCTTCCGCGCATGCTCCGCGTCTGGAAGCACATGCTCGCGTGGCTCGAGACGTTCGTGGGCAACGACGCAGCTTTCGCCGAGCTGAAGATGGCGGTGGACCTCGAGAAGCGCCGCGCCTGGGCCGTGACGACGGCGGGCGTGCGGGACTACGGCGACCTCAAGGCCCCCTTTCAATTCGGCATGACGCTCGACCTCTTGATGCCGGGCGGGAGCGCGCTCGTTGGTGCCGATATGCCGCTCATCCTCGACTGGAAGACGGGCCACACGAGCGAGGGCTATTGGGGCCAGATCGGGCTCAACGCCTTGGCAGTCGCGTGGTGCTTCGGCGTGTCTCAGGTGCGCGGCGGGCTCCTTCATGCGACGGAGGACGGCGTTTCGCATCACGTCCGCACCTTCAAGCCGCTTGAGATCGAGGCCATCGCCAGCGACACGTACGATCTTCTGGACGAGGTGGGCAACGCCGCGCCGAATCCTGGGCCCCACTGCACGGAGCTTCGTTGCGGAGCGTTCGGCCGCTGCCCCGAGACGCAGGGTGTGCTGACGAAGATGGACTCGCTCCTGCCGGCGAACGAAAACGGCCGCTCGCTTACCTTCACGCCGAACGATGCCGAAGAGGCCGCCTATGTCCTTCACCGCCTGAAGACGTACGAGGCTCTGGCCAAGCAGCTCAAGGCGGGGGTCGCCCACTTCGTCGATGGGAAGGAATGGCGGGTGGAGGGCGGCATCCTCAAGGAGACCTACCGCAACGTCAATCGCACCAGCGTGTCCGATCTCATCGCTCTTGCTCGCGCCAAGGGGGCTACCGACGAGGAGATCGCGAGCTGCTCGTATTCGAACCGAGAAAGCGCGGGAATCCGCATCCTGAAGGGGTAATCATGGCCGAGCGAGATTATCGAAACGTCGGCGCCGAGCTGGACGACCTGAAGAAGCGCGTATCGGTGCTCGAGGCCATCCTGGCTCGCAATCCGACTGCGCAGCCGACGAGCCTACCGAATGAGCTCGATGGCAAGTACGGCAATCCCCTCGTGCGCAACGATCCGCCGAAGTGGACGGGTCCCAGCCAGCGCGGGAAGCCCTACAGCCATTGTCCGCCCGACTTCCTCGAATCGCTCGCCGGCTTCCTGGAATGGCAGGCCAAGAAGGACGATGAGCAGAACCGCGTCGATTCAAAGCAGCGGCTGACCTCGACATTCAAGCGCCTGGATGCACGTCGCGCTCGAGGCTGGGCCTTGCGAATCAAGAGCGGATGGCAGCAGGGCGGGAGCCAGGACACGTCGCTTGTGCCGGTACCGCGCGCGCAGGACTACACCGCACCGCCGCTCGACCTCAGCAACGACCCGGCGAATGACGTCGTGGACTTTGGCGGCACGGGGACCGACGACGATGACATCCCCTTCTGATTGGATGCCGCTCGAATTCGCTGGCTATGACGTTTACGAAGCACGCTTGATCTCACCCACTGAAACGAAGGGAGGAGCCGTGTTCCAGAATCCTGACGGACGAAACCTGATTCCGGTCAACAAGGCCGAGCTGCTGGCCGTCGTGCTGAAGAACCGAAAGGACCATGAAGCGCAGTACAAGGTAGCCGCCGAGGGCTTCCGCAATGAAGTGATCGCCATGCTGGAGAATGCGCTGCGGGACGCGAAGACGGGAAAGCCGGTCACGACGCACTTTGCCGTCATGGAGCCCAGCGAGCATACGAAGGACTACGACCGCGCGATCAAGGCGCTGGAGATGACGACGCTCACCGAAATCAACCTCACGGACCAGCAATTCGCGGCCTGGGTCATGGACGATTGGAGCTGGAAGGCCGCCTTTACCAGCACCTTCAATGCCTACGTGGGCGCTGCGGGCAAACGGTGATGGACGACCCGGGATTCGTCTGTTAGGCCTCTAGGGGAAGGGGGTGGCGAGCTGCTTCAAAGCTTGGCGACTCGTTGATGCCCTTCCCGTTTCCACGCGCTCGGTGTGCCCGAATTGCTTCCGTGGCTCTGAAAGGGAAAGCCGGGAGAGGTCCGGGGGGCGGCGGTTCGATTCCGCTGGCGTGGACTGCTGGTGAATGCTTGTAGGGATTACACTGCTTGTAACAGTCGAGGCTCCTGGTTCGAGTCCAGGTCGCAGGCGCGAGTCTGCGGTAGCTCAATTGGTAGAGCGCGAAAAACATCTCTACGCCCTTTGTCACCAGCGCTATTCAGCCGACGAATGCAATCGGGCTCTACATCGCAAACGTCGAGTCCGGCCAGCAGTACCCTTGTCGTCGGCACTTTTCAGCCCATGAAGCACCCGCGAATCTACCTCAACGTGATCTGCGACGTCTGCGAGGCGGAGTCGGACGTGCGGATTCGTCTTCAGCCTCTAGCGGGCGAGGAGCACAAGCTTCGTGGGGCGGCCTACGAGGCGGTCCGTCTTGAGCTGGACGTGATCCTCAATAACGGCTGTCGCTGCCCGAAGACGTAGGCTACGCTGCTGGCGCGGGCGAATGCCGTAGGGTCTACATCCAGGAAGTGGTTCGACTCCACCTCGTACCAGCAGGAGCTGGCGCCGAAAGGCGAATTTCTTGGCCGGGCGCAAGCCTGACCCCCAGACACTGCGATTTTGTCGCCCGCGCTTTATCCCGCCTCTTCGTCCGTGTCATTGGCCGGCGGAACGAGGAAGGCCGGCTTATCCTGGCCCCCATCGGTCACGTCAATGGCCACGGCGGCGGGCTCGGCATCCCCTTCGATCGCTTCCAGCCGGGCGATGATCTCCTGGGCCAGCCCTACGCGCTCAAGGGCATGCTGGGCCGCGGTCATGAGGTCCCCGACGGTGATCGTCCCCTTCCCTTCGCGATCGAATCCGCGGTTAGAGCGGTACGCCCACGCCAGGGGCCCTGTCAGCCCGCAGAGCACGTAATCGGTGTCCCCCGCATGGCGAAGAAGGGCCGGGAGGAACGTCGCCGTATAGAGCGCCCCAAGCCCCGGAGCGAGCAAGCCTGAGCGCGCGTACGGCAGGTAGTACCGCTCCACGTAATCGAGCTGCTCCGCTACCCCGTTGGCCCGCGCGAAGTCGTTGGGGCTCCCGTTCCAGCCCAACCGGTGCAGCGTCTCCGGCTCAAACTGAATCAGGCCGCGCGCAGGGCCGTTGTGCGGGGGGTCCGGCAGGCACGCGCTCTCGTTGGCCATGACGGCGAGAAGATCCCGCCATTCGATGCCCAGGCGCGCGGCGACGCCCTTCAGCGCCATCAGGTTGGAGTCCGGCCAGTGGGAATTGCTCATCGGTCGCACCTCGGCAAAGAGCTGGAGCGGCGGGGGCTGTGCCGCTGGGGCCGCGAAGATCAAGGGGCGGGAAACTTCTTCGCTTCAACGGCGTCCACGGCGGCATCGGCAGCCACATATTCGGCCTCGAGCAGCGCGCGCAGACGATCATCGTCGACCTGGCTACGAATGGCACTGAGCACGCTCGAGACGAAGATCGACACGTCCTCGATCAGCATCCCCTCGGCGGTCCCGGTCATGACGCCAAAGATGCTCATCACGAGGTTGGCGCCGAAGTTTTGGATCAGCCACGAGAGCAGAGCGAGGGCCTGAGCTTCAACCGATGCCGTGGTCATTCGACGCCTCCGTCACGCGGACCGCCCAGCGAAAGTGTCGTGCACCCGCGGCCCCACTTCTGGTGAACGGCGCAGCGGCAACGATCGGCATCGATCCGAGCGCCCGCCTCGATCACGCATGCGAGCTGCTCCGCTTCGTACGCCGCGACGGCCGCCTGATCCGAAGGGGACGGCAGACTGGCGCCGCAACCGGTGAGTGCAAGCACGCAGGCTCCGAGGAAGCCAAAGAACAAGGCTCCCACGGCAACGATGAGCACCTGACGATTCATTGAGGGCCTCCGGTCGAGCGGAACAGAGCCGGCAGGATGGCCGTGCAAAGCGCCCCGAGGATGCTTGCGATCGCCACCGGGATAGGTCGGTCGAAGATGGTCAGCAATGTTACCGACGCCACCGTGATGGCAAACGCGGCCAACGTTTCGATGCGGAGCTTGTCCATTAGTCGTCCTCCGGCGGCCGGTCGGTGTCATGGAAGCTCGAGAGGTCGTGCTCACTCGTCGCGCGCAGAACCGCCGTGTGCTTGTCGAGCGAAAAGACCTTGTGCCAGAGCGTGGCAATTTGCTTTTGCTGCGAGTCCACCACCTTCTCAAGCTGGGCGATCTTCAGCTCGTGAAGCGGGATCTTGTCGAGCCGCTCGAGAGCCGCACGCAGCTCTGCAATGGCCCGCTTCATATCCGTAATCTCTGCAGACATCTGCGTACGTTCGGATCGTAGTCCCGTGAGTGTCGCCGACAACTGCCAGAGAATGGTGGCAAGTACGACGATAAAGGTTCCGAGCGCGACCCAGGTTTCGACCGACAAGCTGAACCTCATTCAGATAACGACGCCATGGTAGTTCGCAGCGTAAATCGCCCACTGCCGGGCTTCGCTTGCGGCCATCTCTTTGTTGATGGTGATGACCTCGCTCACCTCACCGCCGCAGAATGCAGATCCGGCGTCATAGCCAATCGCAAAAAGGCCACCGGTCGTGATGCCGCCGCCCGTCATGGAGCCTGAACCTGTCTGCTCGGTGGCGCCGTTGACAGCAATTCCGCCGGTCGAGACGGTCGCGCCATTGCAGTGCCCGTAGAACGAAAACGGCGTCGTGAATGCCGTGGGCCAGGTCGAGGTCCAGGTGACATCGAGGACAGGCTTCTTCGTGCCCGACGAGACGGTGCCAATGCCCAGCGCGCCGCCGGTCGTCGAGTAGCGAGCAATGCGCCCGTTGTTCGAAGACGTAGCCCCAAACTGCATGATGGCGCCGACGGAACACGGAACCGGCGTACTGCCACCCATGGAGAAAGTCGGATTAGGGCGCAAGAATCGATCGGACGTGCCGTTGAGCGTGACGGTCTGAAGGCCGACGCCATTCTGCAAGAAGATACTCGAGGCCGTATTGATTGTTGGCGCTCCACCGATGGAGGTCAGGTTGTTGCCGATTGTGCTTTTGTCTGTCCAGCTCGTGGCCGTGCCGCTCCCCTGCACCGAGTCGCCGCGGAACCAGCCTCGAAGCACCGTCGAGGACCAGATCGTCGAAGGATCAAGCAGGTTGACGAGCACGGAGCCATTGGCCAGCGCTGTCGGAGTCGAGGGGCTCGTGACAGAGACGTTCGTGGTGCCTGCCGTGTACGTGCCCACGGGAAGCGTGCCGGTAACAACGCTGCCATCGGCCGAATACGTGACACTCGTGAGCGAAACGCCGCCGAACGTGGCCGCAGTCGCGCCGTAACCCCCGCCATTGTTGACGTAGATTTTGATCGTGAGCGGGTTCAGGACGTGACGGTCGATCGTCTCCGAGGAAGCGGACGAAAGAGAGCCCACCGCGACGCCCGTAATCGACGGCTGGGGAATAATGATAATGGAGCCGCCCGTGGCCGTCTGCCCATCGACGCGCTTGTACGTGACGGCGTAGGGGCCACCGACCGCGATGGATGCGGGGGCAATGGCGCTGAGCTTCACGTCGGAGATGCGCGTAACGCTGGTGCAGTCGAACGAAGTTGTTCCGTCGCTCACCTGAAGCGGGTGCGTGGCGTCCAGCTCGCCGAAGTCAGTCCCTTGCGCGGTAAACGGCGAGCCCTTCGCAACGTTGCTGTTGCCGCTCTCGATTCCCGTGCAGCCCGTGATCGTCGGGGGGAAGTACGTTCGCGAGAGCGTGCCGCCCTGCTTCAGGTACGGGACGAACGCGGCCAGAATGCTGTTGGCGAAGGGCGGCCCGCTGGGGCTCGAGGGGGTCGTTTGGCCGGTTTGGTAGGTCGCCTGAGGGTGAATCTTGTCGCTGAGGTAATAGGTCGTGTTGTTCGTGTTCGCGAACGTTCCCAGCGGCGTGGTCGGATCGCCCAGATTGACGGCCGTATAGTGGTGCGACGATTGATTGGCCGCGTCGTTGATCAGGTCGTTGTACGGGCGCCCGTAGCAAGTGAAGACTGCAGTGCCGTCGGTCGTCGTCGCGGCGAGCGTGAACGAGTAGGCGGGGCCCGCGTTGTTGGCCGTGGTGCCGCTCGTGGTGCAGCGGAACAGCGTGGGGTTGCCGCTCCCGTCGTTGATCAGAATCCAATCGGGCGTCGTCGAGACATAGGCGTGGTTTTGCTGGCGCCCGGCGAGTGCATTGCCGCTCGTATCCTTGCCGACGCGCTTCGCTTCGAACGTGGCCGCCGTACCCGCCGAGACGACGTTGCGGGGAAGCATCGTGCAGACGAGGATCGTGCGAATGGCCGGCGAGCTAAGCCCGTGAACATAATCAATCAGCAGGGCGAGGGTGTTTGCGTAGAGGTCGCCCGGCGATTGCGTGTCGTTCGTTGCGAAGTCGTTGGTCCCTAGCCAGATGACGGCATCGCACGGAACGTCGGAGCGCCGCGGGGTGAAAATGGAAACGCGATTCGTATAGGCATTCCCCGCGGTCCATCCACTGATCGCGCTAATGTCGAGGTGGAGATTGTCGTAGAAGTTGGGCGCCGCGTAGATGTACGTGCTCCAACTCAGCGACCCGGCGGTGTCGAAAACGGAGCTGATCGAGTCGCCGACGACCAGGAGCTGCGCCGTTGCAGGCGTGGGGTCCGTGGCGTATTGCGACTCGAGCGCATAGACGACGTTCTGAATGGTCGTTTGCGTGAGCGCGGTGTTGTACGCAAAGAGCCGAACGATGCTCGCCTTGCTCGGGGCGCTCGCTGCAGCCGAAACGTTCCGTGCAAAGATCGATAGCGGCGCCGTGTCGTAGTTGCTTGCGCTCGTTCCATCCGTAATGAGGCCTTGCCCCGAGAATGCACCGGCGACGTTCGTTAGTTCGAAAGCCGGATTGCCACCGATGATCGTGACCGGATAGGTGGCCGCACGATTGAAGACGAAGGCATAGACCGCATAGCCGCTATTGAGCGAAGGCCCGACGATCGCGTAGACCTCGTTCAGGCTGGCGCCGGAGGACGTGCCGCTCGAGACGTCAAGCTGCGGCCCCGAGGTGTTGTATTCGACGCGATAGCCGTTGACCGACGAGCCGGCCTTGCTGTTGTTCGTTTGTTCGAAGATGACGGAGCTGTTGGCACTGGTCGATGGCACCTTCATTACGGCGAACACCGTCACGCTCTTGGTGGACTGCGTGATGTTCCCCGTCGAAAGCATCCATGCCGCGATCCCATCGCCGTCGATGCTCGAATTGGTGCCGAGCGCATTCGTCGTGAGCGTGGGACGATTGGAGCCGCTGGCGCTGAGCGTGTAAGCGTTCGCCGACTGATCGACCCACGTCGTCACGAGAGAGCCGCTTGTGGAGACGCCCGCGCTCGCGTCGAAGTCCCACATCAAGCCCGAAATCGTCGAGGGGCCAAAGACGGTAAACCCGCCCACGGACGTCACGCTTTGCCCGTCGGGATTCGTCAGCGTCAGGTCGTAATTGCCCGGCGTATACGAGCCTGCGGGGAGCGTCGCTGTGGCAAACGAGCCGCCGTCCGTGGGGACCGTGACACTGGTGAACGTGACGGTGCCCCCAATGTTGACGGTGGCCGTCATGCCGATACGAAAGTTGGTGCCAACGAAGAACGTCGAGCCGCCAACCTTGGTAACGTACTGGCTCGAAATAAACGTCGGCGCCGCCCCTCGCGGGGAGAGGAGAAGGAAACGCATTGTTGTGACTCCCCTCAGACGCCCGAGGTACCCCGCGGCACATCGACGACTTCGCACCGCGCATGGCAGGCGACGCCCGCCGGCCGGGTCACTTTGATGGTGGGCGGATTGGTCGAGTAATCGATCTTCGACGTAGCCGTGCTCACCGCAGACGAAAGATTGTTCGTGGGGCTGATGTCTACGTCGTTCGTATTGCTGCCGAGGCTGTAGTTCTGGAGCGTGCCGCCGTTGTTGCGAATGAAGACGGTCCGCCGCCAGATCCCGAAGTCGCTTGCGGCATCCTTGGTGATCCAGATTTCGGCCGTGATGGTGGCCGTTGCACCGCTCGCGATCGAATTGGGGAGCGTGAAGACGGTGGTGGACGAATCGCTCGAGAGTGCGACCCAGGCCCCGCGCTGCTCATCGAAGCTGTTGACCGCATCCGACGTTGTGCTGCTGACGGTGCCGGTCGTGTTCGTGAGCGCCGTCGTCTTGACCGTGTTCGGAGTCGTCGCCCCGAGCGCCCCAGGCACGCCCCAGTTGACGACTGCGCCCTGATTGTTGACGACGAAGTTGATCGGGTCTGTGCCGACGGTCGCAGGCGCCTGCGTGAGCAGATAGATGGCTCCTGCGCTGGTGCCCGCCGTGACGTCGATCGTCTTGCCGAGCACGAAGTCGCTGGTGTTCGTTGCATCGCTCGTTCGCGACCATCCGCCCGAAGCTGCGGCGTAGATCCCGTTCTGGTTGTCCGTCGTCTGCGCCACGACCAGAATGCGATCGCCTGCTACGGGGGTGTAGCCGTTGCGCGCCGCGAGCCCAGACAGCGTGTCGTTCGCCGTCGTGACCGTCTTGGCACCAGGGCTCCAGCTTCCGCTCGACGTCGAAGTCGCGACGGGAGTCCACGTGCCGTTCGCAAAACCGCCCGCCGGTGTGGAGGACGTGTAGAGGTACGTAACGCCGCTCGAGAGGGACTTGCGCCACGTGCCATTGATAACGAGCTTTCCGCTGGCCAGCGCGCCAATGGCCGCCTCGTTCGTCATCGCTGCGTAGCCGCCGACCTGATCGAAGTCGCGAATGACTCCGAAGGCCGACCCGCCCGGAATCAGGGTGTCGGAAACGGGAATTGTCATTGCAACCTCACGTCACGGTGATCGGATTGGCTACCGAATCGAGGAGCTGGGCAGATTCGTAGAGGTAATAAGAGCGAGCCTGTCCCGAGGCATTGGTCACGGTGATCGACGTCGGCGCGTTCATGGAGAACGTGAAGCCGCTGGCGTCCTTGAACGACCGCGTGCCGTAGAATTGATCGCTCGCGTAGTAGACCTTTTGATTCGTCGGGGTCGGGCTGAAGCTCTGAATGCCCGTCGTGCTGAGCGTTCCGGTGAGCGTGCCTGTAGCGCCAACGAGTGCCCCCGTGGTGCCATTGAGCCCGGTAGCACCCGCCGTTCCGACGCCGACCCAGATGTCATTGCCGAAGGTCGCGCTGATGTTGCCCGTGTTGGCCGTCTGGGCGTTCTGCGTGATGTGCGCGTGAACGGAGACCGTACTGGGCGCAGCGATCGTGTACGTGCCACCGAGGATGGGAGCATCGTAAGGGCCGGCCCCGGTCGGATTGGACGTGTTGCTGAGGTTGTCGACGAGCTGAAAGACCGTTACGCCGCTCGCGTTCTGCAACGGATTGGTCGTGAATTTCGGAGTCCAGCTATCGCCGACATGGAACGGACCCGTGCCGCCAGATGACAGCGAGATCGTCGGCGAGAACGGAGGAGTCACGCCCCCGGAGCTGCCGCCAGTGAGGATTTGACGCCGGCTCACGGGCTGCTCTGCCAAATGCGCAGGGTCGCGCTCCCAGTGGACGTCACATAGGCGACGAAGCGGCAGGGCGATGCGGTCCCGTACTGGTTCGGCGTCGACTCGTTACCGACGGGGAGCTTGCATCCGAGCGTCTGGCCTTGCGGGACCCAGATGCAAACCTTCTTGGCCATCGTGACCACGCCCGTCGTGCCATTGACCGTGTTGACGGTGCCGGCAGCGGGAGCGTTCGAACCGCCCGTGACGCTCGCAAAGGTGGGCCCGAAGATCAGGAAGACGTCGCCACCCTGCGCCTGGAAGTTGACGTAACGGCCGATCGGGTTCGGAGTCGCCGCCGCAACGTGCGAGTCGTAGACGCCCGCGGGAACGGGAAGAGACGTCAGGTCGAGTGCAGCGGCCCCCGTCGAAACGGCGACAGCGATGCAGTTGGGGTTGCCGGTTCCGTCGACGACTGCGGGGAGCAGCCAATCGCTTTGGCGTGTAGCTTCAGACTGACCCATGAGACAAAGCACCTCCGCCCCGGTCCTCCAACGAGGGAGCCGAGGTATTCACGGTGAGTGATGAGAAACGGTCGCTAGTCGGCGCTGAGGTCGTTCAATCCCGAATTCAGGTTGACGGCCTTCGCCATGTCCTTCAGTTCGCGTCGCGGGGGAGTGCCGCGGTCCTTCGGCTCGTCCTCCGGTGCGGGGGGACCAAAGGTCTGCTGAAGCGTCGGCAGCAACAGCGGCCCGAGAGCCTTATCTGCGGGGAGGTCGAGCAGAATCCCGAGCTGCATACGCTGGTTGAAATCGAGCTTCTTCGTTTGGCTACCAAGAGCCTGAAGCGCCATATCCGTAATCTGCGCATAGGTCTGCGGGTAGAAGTTGCGCAGGTTTTCGACATCGGTGCGCGTGAGCTGTCCCTTGGTCATTCGCGAGAAGGTCGTTCCGATAGGGTCGTTCGCCATGTCATCCGCGCGGCGAAACTTGGCCTTGTCCGCCTCGCTCACCCGCGGCTTCTCGAGGTGGGGCGTGAGTGAGTCCATAGGCACGTGGCCGTTGGGGATCGTCTTCGCGAGCTGGGACGTCACGCGGAGAATGCTCGATTCCAGCGACTGGGCGGTGCGGGGGGTGTGCTGGCGAATGCTGTCGGCGACCCGCGACGCCTGATCCGCATGAGCGTCGGCATAGGCCGTTGCGCGAGCCACGCGATCGACGCGCTCCTGGTAATCCTTGTCTCGCTCCTTCAGCGATTTGGCCGCCTCGAGACTTCCAGCAGCTCGCGCCGCACGACGCACGCGAACCGCCGCACGCTCGCCGGGAGAGAAGAAGCCCGCGATGCCACGCTCAATCTGCCGGTCCACCGAGGCCGTCGCGCGCTCAATGGCTCCATAGGCAGCGATGCGGTGAAGCACCTGGGCGGACCATGCACTCCCGCGCTCACGAAGGACCTTGTGCCCGAGTGCCGTTAGTGCCGCGCCGATGGGATGGCCCGTCGCGAGAGCCCCTGCCGCCATCACGTAATCACTGGCCGAGACGATCCGGTTGGTCCCCACCTTCGCCATGGAGTCGGTGAGCGCGTCCTTGAAGATGGCGAGCCGCTGGTAGCGCTTGCGGAGGGCCTGCAGCTCCGCCTTCATCGGCCCCCGTCCCATCGCGATCTCCGCCCGGTCCATGGCCTTGTATTCCAGCTCAGACAGCCGGCCGTACATCTTGCGGAGCTGCTCCACGCGCATGTTGGGGTCGAGGGCGCGCGCTTCCTTGTAGGCGATGTCTCCGAGGGCCTGGCGGACGTCGATCAGCTTCGAAACGGGGATGCGCGCTTCTTCGGCCGCCTTCGTGATGGTCTCGAGCGAGGGCTTGACCCCCTGCGCCCATTCCATTTGCAGCGTGTGGAGATTGAGCTTGATTCCGAGCTTCTCCCGCAGCGCCTGGCCCGCCTCACCGGGGTCATAGAGCTTCTCGAATCGGCTTCCCCGTCCCCCTCCGCCGTGCTCCTTGGCGAGGGCCTCCAGCTCTTCGCGCGTGACGGGGCCGACCTTGGGCGTATGTACTGCGGCTACAGCATCGGAGATTTCGGGACTGAGCCCGCCGATGATTTGCTCCTTCGCCTGGTCGAGCCCCTTGACGATCTTTTCGTAGAGCGGTTGCTTGCGAAGCGGGTCGATGATGGCGTTGAGCTCATCTTCAACTTCCTTCACCGTCACGGAGCCGGGAGCGTTCGCGTATTGCGCCTTCAGCTCACTGGCGCGCTTGGCGACGGCGGCCTCGGTCTGCTCCGCAAGGTCGGCGATCGTCGAGCCGCGGATGCCTTCCTCGAGCGCGGCCTTGCCCACCTCCGCGACGCCGCCCGCTCGCTTGATCGCTTCCTTGCTGTACTTGAGCTTTGGAGCAGCGGCTTTCCACATCTGATAGCCAGCGAGCTTCTCGAGCATCGGGGCTGTTTTGCCGGCCACCTCGCGCGCGAGCCCACCTGCCGCCGTGAGCACACCGAGCGTACCGCCACCGAGGAGCGCGCCATGGCCTGCCGCCTGAAGGATCTTTTCGGCGTTGAGGTCGTGATTCCCCAGCACCTCCTCGTCCATCTCTTGCTCGGCACTGAAGAGCGCGGTCTCCACGCCCGCCTCGCCGGCCTTGATGGCGATCTTCTGAGTAATGCGCCCCGCCGCGCTCGACGCTTCCTTGCCAACGATCTTGGAGATCGCCCTGCCGGCCAGCTCGCCCATGGCCACGTTTGCGCGCGGGACGATGCCAGCCGCACGAACACCCTGGCCGAGTCGTTGAGCTGCAGCGCCGAAGGCCGATGGCGACGTCAGGGCCTGCGCGCCTTCTGCACCCTTCGCTAGCGCGTTCGCCGCCTCGAGACCTTCCGCTCCTGCGGCGAGAGCCCCTGCGCCCTCAGCGCCTCGAGCGACCGCGCCCGCCCCCTCGACTGCCGCACCGCCGGGAACGAGCAGCGGGGCCGCCATGCCCGCCATCTCCCCGAGCGTCGAGGTCCAGGGATTGGCTTCCTTCTCCCCAGCAAGATGCTCGCGGGTGGCTTCTGCGGCCTCGTCCCCCATGAGTAGCCGCGCGGTGCCGATGGCGAGGGGGTCGGAAAGATCGCCGGTAAGGCCTCGAGCGAAGCTTTCACCCGCCGCCGCTGCCATCCCTCCGCCGGTGCCGTACTTGGCCTGAATCTCGGCTTCGTGCGCCTCCTCCGGCAAGAGCATGCGGCCGCCACGACCGAAGACGGCATCGGCATTGGTGGCGTCGATCGTCCCCGTTTTGCCCGAGCGGGTGATGACAGGGATCTTCGCGTCAGGGGCGAATCCGAAATCTCCGCTTTGAAATGCCTCCTGCGCCTGATCGTCCGGAACGTCGTGAACCGCACCTTGGCGGTCAAACATCTTCACGGGGCGCTACTTCTCCTCTTCGTCATAGCCGTGGACCAGATCGTCCTCTTCGGTTCCCCCACCACCGCCTCCGGTCCCGCCGCCACCCGAAGTGCCGCCTACGCCCAGGTCCATCCCCAGAAGCTCGGCCAGATTCTCTGGGTCATTCTGCAGATAGGCCATGGCGACCTGCGGGCCGAATTGCGCGACGAGGCTGTTCCAATCCTTCTCGAGGGCCCTGCGCGCCAACTCATTGCCATGACGGAGCCCCTCCTCGCTCCCTCGGCCGTACTGCTTGGCTGCCAGCTCCACCGTCGACTTGCTGACGCGGCCACCGAGCCCAGAGACCGCCTGATTCTTAGCGACGTCGGCATCGGCGCGGTTGCGAATCCATTCATCCTTGAGGAGGAAGTCAGGAATCCACTTCTGGCCAGCCGCCCAGCCAGAGAGACCCGTAGCGCCCGGAGCGCCGCCTTGCTTCAGGTCGCGATCGACGTTCCCAATCGCTTCCCCGCGGGCGCCGAGCTTGAGCCGCTGCACTGCTGCGCCGAATTTCTCGACGGCCTTCGAGTTGACTCCGCCCGCCCCTTTCATCCGACGCATGGCCATCTGAGCCGCGAGCTTCGTAGCGAGAGCCCATTGCGCATAGATGTGCTCCTGGCGCTTCTCGTCCAGATCGCCGGAGACAATCAGCGCGTTTGCCTTGGCCTGATCGCTCTTTGCGCCGGTGACAAGCTGCTTCATCTTCGCTTCGATTTCCTCGATCGCGACCTGACGCGCGGCATTCTCAGCCATGTCGAGTCGACCGAAGCGGTGATACAGATCCGCGAGAAGCCCCTGCGCGTGCTCGACCCCCTTATGCTGGTTGAGGATGTCTTCCTTCTGGGCGTTGATGTCCTGATCGATGCTGTGCTGGATCATGTCGAGGATCGAGTTATCGACTTGACCCTTCAGCCCAGCACCAAAGCCAGAGAGCGCCGCCGCAAGGCCGTACATGATCCGCTGAGGCGTGGACTGATTCTTCCACCACCGATCCGTGTCGATCTTCCCCGCGGCAGCCTCCTTCGCCATGCGATCGATCTCGGCTTCATGGCGAGCGAGAATGTCATCGCGGTCCTTGGCTACACGCTCCATTTCCGCTTGCTGCAGGGCGAGGAGAGCCGCCTTGTTGCCTTGACCTTCGTTGATGGCCTGCTGCTCGGCCTCTTCCGCCATGGCCTTGGCATTCAGCCCAGCGAGCCCCGTGTAGTAAGGCGAATCCCAGTCGGGCCCACCCGGACCAGCATTTCCGGAGACCGCGAGCTTTGCACTGGCCGAGCCACCGCCACCGGTCGCCGCAACAGCGGGCTTCTTGGCTTCCGGATGGGCCGTGAACTTGGGCGGAGGAGGGGGACCGAAGGGCTCTTCCTTCTTCTTCGGCTCGCCGATCGGGTGAATCGTGGGGTCGCCGGTAATGGCCCCGATGAGCTTCTGCATAAAGCTAGGCTCGTGATTACCCTCCGGCGCCTTGTAACCGGCCAGATGAGTGTCCGGGAAGGCCCCCACGTCGTTGGCCTCAGTACCGGGCACCCAAACGTTCTCATCGTGGGCCTTGCCAGCGAGCCCACCGCCGCGATGCACGACTTCCCAGTGACCTGGCGTTGCTTCGGACGACGGCCGCTGAAAACCGGAATTAGGGACATGGCCCGTCGAGATCACGCCTGTCGTTGTCGGATAGACGTCGTTCTGCATCGCAACTGGCTTCGGTCCCTCAAGCAGGGGGTCGATCGCTACGACGTTCTCTTGAACCGAATGCGGCATCTCCGGCGGAGCAGGCATCGGGGGCGCAACATCGGCATTCTGCACTAGGCGAGCCCCCGCACTCCGCCCAAGCTGCCCAGTGCCCGAGCCCCCACCGAGCGCCGAGCCGGCATAAGGGACGACTTCGCGCATTTCTACCGGTCGCGGGCCCGTGAGCAGCGGATCGATCGCCATCACGTTATCGCGCATGGTCCGCGGCATTCCCGGCGGCTCAGGCATCGGCGGCGTGGCAGTCATCGTTACTTCAGTCGCCAGCGGCCCATAGAGGCGGGCCAGTTGAGCGGTGAAGTCGTCTTCCTCTTTGCGCCCGACAAGCGGCATTAGCCCCTCCGCGATTCGAGAGCGCTCAGTCGCTGGTGAAGCCGACCGACGCCGCCCGCGAGTGCCGACATGAGCGCGCCGCCTTCAAGGATCTTCCCGCGCGGCGTGTCCTTGACGATCTGCGGGCCCGTCGGCGACTGCTCTACGTCCTGCGCCATCACTCCGAGGTAGCGGCCGCCCGTGGGCTGACTCGAGGGCTCATTGCTCGGGTCCTTGTAGCGGTAGGTGTACGGGCGGAGATGCTCGAGGAACATGTCGGCCTCGGTCCGCTGGCCGCTCTTCGTTCCCTCACTCACCGCATGCGACGCGATCCCGCCCTTCATCCGCTCATCGGACGGCACCATGCCTCCCGTCGCGCCACGCAGTGCACCATCGGCCATTGCGCTCAATGTTCCCTCGGCCTGCATTGGGGGATACGGCCGCGGAAGACTCGCACCGACCGGACGCTGGTAATAAGACTCTTCATCCGGCATCGGCATCGGCTCGACAGCATGAGTATCGGAGTCGTACGTCTTCGGCTGCTCCTTGAACTTGACGATCTTTCCAGGCCGGCCGGGAAGCATGTATTCCGGCGTCATGGTCGGGTAGTCGTCCAGCTCAATCATCGGCTGCTCCGGCGTCCCTCCCTGGGCTCGCATGGAGTCCTCAATGGCCTGGCGCTCGGCCCCGACTGAAGGCTGATAACCGGGCGGCATGAGGCGGTCGCGGGGGTGCTCGATGGGGACGATCGAATGAACCGGTGCCTTGCCGGAGAGATCCAGCGCCTTCTCTTTGACGAGCTTCCCATTGCGATCCTGGAAGGCCGCGAGACCCGCACCACCCGGGCCGATGTACTCGTTCGTCGGGACGTAAGCATTCAGCAGGGGGTGGTAGGGCTTCGTGGCGTCGAACAGGACCCGCCCGTTCTGCCCATGCACCACGCCCGCCTCGAAAGCGTCTTGCTTGGCCTGCGCATCGCTCGTGATGTCCGTCTTGAGATTGATGCCGCTCGGCACGTTGAGATCGGAATAAGGACCATAGGCGCCAGCAGCAAACGGAGCCGGGCGGGGGGCCGCTGCATAGGCTTGGCTCAAATAGGCCTGCGATGCCGCAAGCTGATCGGGCGAGGGGGCGCCGGGCGTAGCAACAGCAAAGTTGGGGTTGCTCACGGGCCGCTGCATCGCGGGCTCGCCCTGCTGCACTCCGAAGAAGTTGGCGTTACCACCTGGGCCACCCATGACGGCGCTAATCGGCATAGGCCCGCCTTGGGAAGCGACAGGGGCGCCAGCGCTCGCGGCAATGGCCTGGTCCGCCGTAGGCTGCGGAGGGTGCATCATCGGCCGCGTGTCACGGAAGCGCTCTTCGCCAAGCGCCTTCGCCAGCGTAGGGTTGAATCCGCCCGACTGCTTCGGCTCCGGCTGCTTGGTCGATTGAGGAGCCTTGCCGCCACGAAGAGCCCGGCCAAAGCCCGTGAAGATGCCTGCCACGCCCTTCTCGGAGGGGTCCTCGTCCATCTGCGACTGCTTGGCGTCCTCGTTCTCCCTGCCGCCCGCCGGGGCCACATCGGTCTTTGCGCGCTTGTCGCTCATCGCCGCTAGACCCTTGCCGGCGCCTTCCGCCACGCCAGAGAGCATCGCCGCGTTCGACTGCGCGTTCTGGCCGGCGACGCCCGCATTGATCCCCTGCGCCGCGTTGTAGTTGCCGCTGTTGATCTGCTCGTGTTGGATGTTCGCCCCGAGCTGCGTAGCGGCCGCCTGCTGTTGCGCACCGAGGTACGTCCCCTCCATGCCCTGGCCCATCCCCTGGCTCTGAAGGTCCGCCCCGCGCATTCCCTGGAGCGTGCCGCCCATCTGAGCGAGCGCGTTCTGCTGCTCTTGGGCCTTGATCTGCGCCGCCTGCGCGCCCCCTGCCGTGATCGCCTGCGCCCCCTGCATCTGCGCGGCTCGCATTGCGGCGGCCTGCTGGGCGGGATTCGCAGCGTTCATGGAGCGAGCGAGGCTCATCGACTGCGCGGCGGCCTGATTGCCGGCTTGCTGCATGATGCCCGCGGCCTGCGAAGGACCATTGCCGGCGTAGGCGTTCTGAAGCTGGCTCAGATAGTCCTGCTGTTGGCCTCGAGCTCCGAGCTGGTTCGCGCGGTCGGCAGCGGCATTGCCCGCATACCCCAGGCGCGACGCATTCATGTCCGAGTTGGACACGCCGCCCGACAGGTTGAAGTTGCTTTGATTCGTCTGGTAGGGCGTGGCCTGGTACTTGTTGCTCGTTCCGAAGAAGTCGGAGAGCCCCCCCATGAGCCCCGAGCCACCGCCCGGACCGTTCATGTTACCCGTGGGCATATTCGGCATAGTTACCTCGTGGCAGCCGGCGGAAGATTGCGGTAGGCGCCGGGGAGCGTGCGGTACTCAAACGCATAAGCGTCCCAACCGATCCCCTGGTTGAAAGACAGATCAATGGGGCCAGAATCGACGACGCTGATCTGCACCGCTTCCGATCGCTGGCTCGCGGCCATGATGTCCAAGAGCAGCCGGTTGGCATCGAAGCCGGGGATCGCCAGGATCTGCGCGTCGGTGAAGACTTCGGTCTGGTATGGCGCCGTACTGAAGTCGTTGGCGATCGAGATGCTGATCTGCGTCTTGCCGAAGTACGTTCCCAGCAATTGCGCCGAGTGAATGCGATGGTAGCCGGCGAGCTGCCCCAGGCCGATCCATCCCGACTTGAAGCGCGCCGTGATCACGCTGCCGTTGTCGGAGTACGCGCCGGGGGTCTCTTGAAGGATGTGCCCGTCGCCGCACCAGTACACGATGCCGTTGACGTTGGTGGCGTCCCGCACGTTCGTTAGCGGAAGATTAGCGTAAGAGTACGTCGTCCATTCGCTATTGAGCGTGGAGAACACGAGCACCTTGCCAGACTGAAGAAAGAAACGGATCTGGTATTGTGCGGGCACCAGTACGGCCGCCGTTACCGTTTGACCCGCCGTCTCATCCTTCACGCTGGCGCCAATGAACGTCAGTTGAAAAGCGCGGTCGATCAGCTCGATCCCGCGGCGCGACTGGAACATGAGGCCCTGCGGCGTTTCGACGACCGAGGCGCTCGAGATGCACCCGATCCCGCCCGTGGGGATGCTCGTCGGCGCCGATAGCGTGTTGCCATTGCCGGTATTGCCCCCCTCGGTGCCGAAGACAGCGTAAAGGGCGTCTTCCTTGAAGAGCACGACGTTGGCCTCGAGCTGGGCGATCGCGGTGATGGGGCCGTCGTCGTCGGTCGTCAGCGTCTGCTCGTCATGAAAGTTGGCCGTGCCTGCGTTCGCAACCGTGTCGGAGTAAAAGACCGTGTAGCCGTCGGGCGTGCCAGCGAGCCATACGCGATCGCGCACTCGAGCAGCCAGCGTGCATGCCGGGGGCGAGACATTGCTGAATACACCTCCCTCGATGTACAGGACGGGATTGGCGTCAATGCCACCGGTGCCAGTATTCGGAGCCGAATCGATGATCAGAAGGGTTGGCGCGCTGGTATCGTTCTCAGCGGCACCGCTGACTTCGAAGATCGTAAACGGGTCTTGAGCGAGACGGTGCAGCGTCGTCTGGTCTACGAGGCTATGGTAAAGCACGACGTACGTGGTATTCGAGAGCGCTGAATTGGCCTGCCCACGACCCGCGAACGGGTACGACGACACGTAGATTTTCGCAGCGAGGTGCGCGGCTCCAATGTTGAGCGTGAGCGGGGCGGACGGGGCCGATTCCGTAATGGAGCCGTCGTCGTTCACGCGCATATACGTGGCTACGTAGATGTAATTCCCAGTATCTAGCCCGGGGTTTACTCCGGTACTTTGCGTCGTATGCGCGACAATGACAGGCGGCGTGAGAAACTGCGCGGCGCGAACGGTTCCGGAACCCACGACCGAGGGAATGGACGCCGGATAGAACATGCTGGTCCATTCGGCAGCCGGCGGGGTTAGCGGCGTTCCGTATTGCAGCGTGCAGCTCTGCATCGTCAGTAGCGCCGACTCGCCGGGCTCTGGCGCCTGCGTCGTGGGGACGAGGAATCGGTTGTTCCCAAGACTGATCGGCGAGGCGAGGGTCCCAGCGCCACGAACCGATGCGATGAGATCCTTGTTCGTCCCCAGCCCCTGCATCGCCACGCGCGGGTTGATCAGCGCGATCGGTGTTGGCGTAGCTCGAGTAAGATCCGGATTTCCGATCGTCGTCACCGCATCGCCGTTCGCCGCATCGAGGTTGAGGACGACGTAGGCGAGCCCCGCGTTGGCCAGGCAGAGCGCATGCGGAGCGCCATTCACCAGCCACGGCTTCGTCATGAGCGTGGTCGAGGTGCTCTTGAGCGTCTTCTGCAGCGTCTGAGGGCTGAAGAATCCACTAACAGAGATGACGTGGACGGTGTTGACCGGGCCGGCCGCTACCACGTTGAATTGATCTCGCCCCCAGTCAGTGCCGGTAAAGATGACGTGGTATTCTTGACTGGGCTGAAGGCTCGACTCCGTAATCGCGATGTTGATGACGGACGCTACGTAGTTCGCGCTATCCTGCTGGTAGATGGGCGTGGCCGGGGCAAGGATGGTGTTCGCCACAACCACGTACGAGCCAACGCACGTGTTGCTGCCGTTGGTATACGCGACGGCGACCAAATAGCGTCCACTGCCGATGAATACGCCGATCGCGGTGGCTGCGGACCCAGTCCCAAGATCGATCGTCGCATGAACGTCGAGGGTCGCAACGAAACGAACAAGCTCCTCGTCGAAGCGGTAGGTTTTGAGTTGGACGACCTCGAGATTTCCGGGATCCACGTAGGCGATAAAGAGGATGTTATTCGCACTATCCCAGGCGCAATCAAAGACCTGAGCACTGATCTGTGTCGGCGTGATGGGATCGGGGAAGAAGCCGGAGCCGCTCAAAATTTCTTGCGGTACTGCTGCCGTGCCGCAATCGAGGAAGGCGAAGAACATCGGCCCGCCGCCTTCAAAGCGGAATACGTAGCTGCCGGTAGAGACCACCTGCGAAGGGCTATTGTCTCCCGTAACGTCGGACGCGCCTCCACCGAGAATGACGCCGTTATTGGTGGGGACGAGGGCGCCAGTCGTCGGGTCCTGAACCATCCACCCACGTGCAGCGACTCCTGCCGTTCCAAACGTCCAGACGTAATATCCCGCACACTGCACGAGGTACGGGTCCAGCGGGAGCGCCGATGGATATGTGCTGCTGATGTTGTCTACGGCCTGGATCTGAAGCGGGAAAGGCGAGGTTGTTACGTTCAGATTCTGGATCGAGCCCAGCGACTGCCAGCCCTTATTGGTCCGCGTGTAGATGTTGGTGCCGTCACTGACCTGGAGCTGGCCTTGCGGCGATTGGCGGATGCTCACCGAGTCCGCGATGTTCGTGGGCGTCGACGGCGCCATCGTGAGTGTGCCGGTAGCCCCCGTACCGCCCGCGCCGATCGGGTTGAAGTCGATGGTCGGCGTCGACGTGTAGCCAAAGCCAGGCTGGTTCACGCCAATCGTGGTGATTACCCCAGCCGTAGCCGCGAACAGCCCCGCCGCACCATGGCCGCCGCCACCCGTCGTAAGCCAGATGCCTGTGGCGGGATAGCCGGTGCCGCCGTTCGTCAGAGTGATGCTCGCAACGTGCAGCCCCTGATCGGTCCCGGCGATGACGCTCGAGACGGTCGTATAGCCAGGGCGCTTCTCGAGCCGGCCCGTCTTCGTCCAAAGGTAATTCTCGACCGTGAGAAACTTCGGCGTACGGCGCGGATCAGTGGCTTCGTCGAGGCCGGCAGCGAAGGGGAATTCGATCAGCTCGTACGGCACTCAGAAGATCCAGAAGCTCGCGGTGGTGCTGCTGTTGGTGTAGAGCGAAAGGAATTTCGTCGGGTCCTGCTGTTTCGCGGCAAGGATGATGATGGATTGAAGCGTAAGTGACGTGATGATGAAACCGCGCCAGCGCCGCCCGAGTCCATGCGGAACCTGCGTGTCCTTTGACGACGGCAGCGAGACATCCTCAATGAGCACGCCGTCGAAGATGGGGGACGTCGCGCCGAGGCCTTGCTTGGAAGTCGCCGTCACCAGGGCCGTCTGCATTCGCCCAACTCCCGGATCTGCGAAGTGTTCCCGGCGGGCTCCGGGGGTCGTCGGTACTTGGGGCTTCGTTCCGGCCATCGTCACTTGCAAGCAGTGCTGAGCATGCTTACCCTCGGGTTATGCGCCGTTTTGCCATCCTCGCCGTGTTCGTCCTCGGTTGCTCTTCTCCCGCTTCCGGCCCCAGCGAGCCGCATACGGAAGGAGGAGCGCCCGGCGACACGGTGCAGCCCCCGGCGGATGGAGGCGTGGTCTACGAGGCGCCCGACGCGAAGCCGCTACCGCTCTTCCAGACGTGTGCGAGCACCAGCGACTGCGAGCCTGGGTGGTCCTGCTACCTCGAGCACACCGCGCCGAGCTGGAGCCTCTACGACGGCGGCGACGTGTACGGCCACTGTTCGATCTTTGGCCAGGATGCCTGCTTCATGCAGCGCTCGTTTGACTGCACGGCGGCGGATGGGACGTGCGCGTGCCCGAAGCTCCCCAGCGGCAATTACGCCGACTGCACCGCGGACCCGAAGCTGCTCGTCTGCGTGCCGATCCCGCGCTGAGCTACCATTCGAAGTTATCGATGTCGCGGTAGATGTCCTGCACGCGCTCAGGAGTGCCTGCGTTGTGCTCCGCCGCCATGGCTTCGACGCGCTCGCGCATCCCCTGCTTCCGGGCCGCTAGGGCCTGCAGAAGCTCCCATTCCTGATTCTTCGTGGCGCACTTCATTGCGGCGTCGAGCACGACGTACTCTTCCCAGCCCGCCACGCCGTCAAACGTATTGAGATCGTCGACCAGCTTCGTCGGGACAGGAACATAGTTGACGTTCACCGTGTACGGGCCGCTCGGCTGGGGCGTGAAGGTGATCGTCTGCGGCGTGCTCCCGCTCGAGTCGAAGGCCCCCGTGAGCCGGTAGAAGAGCGGTTGATGCAGTGTCCAGGCGCCGAACGGAAAGAACTTGTAGAGGTTGCGCTCGTTTTCTGAATACGTCTTCGCGGTGATAACGAGATTGCCGCCGAGCGGGACGTCCACGCTGATCACGGACAGGAAGTCGTTGGGCAGCGGATACGAGGCCGACGCGCCATTCGTCGTGAACGTGAACGTGCGGCGGTAGTAATCCTGGCCGTAAGCGCCGATGATCAGCCCGTACAGCTCCGCCAGCGATTCGTTGATGTAGTCGTTCAGCTCGGAGCTGGGGAAGCGCGCGGTGGACCCTTCAATGTCCGCAGCCCGTTGGACTCTCGTCCGCAGAGTGCTCAGGGGTACACCGCGCGCCATGGCCTAATACTCCCCGCCTTCGGCCGCTTCCTCGCCCGCCTCGCTCGACTTCTCATCCGCCGAGCAGAGCGAATGCAGCGCCTTGAAGGCCTCCGAGGCTTTCGCCCAGTCCTTGCTGGCGATCGCATCGCCCATTTCGCTCATCGCGTCCTGGTAGGCGTCGCCCTCCGCCGGCATCTCCTCGTCCCCGTCAGGCTCGCCCTTCGGCTTAGCGATCGAGCCAATGACAACGGAGAGGTCCGGCTTCTTCTTCTCGGCCGCCATTACGGAGTCACCGAGGAATTGCGCTGGACGAACCAGAGCCGCACCTTGGCGCCGAGCGGAAGATCCGACGCCGAGATGTTGGTGGCTGCATTGAGCGCGACCGTGGCCGTGGCACCCGTTCCGCCCCCGCCCGTGAGCGTGATGGTGGGCGCCGTGCCGTCCGTACCGAGCCCGCCCTCGGTGATCCGCACTGCCGTAACGCCGCCCGCGGAAACCGTGACAGTCCCCTTGAGCCCAACGTTGCCGTGCGCGTTGTTGTACGTGATCGTCGGCGCCGAGGTGTAGCCAGTGCCAGCCCCGGTCACCGTCGCTGCGCCAACCGTCACCGTCTGCGGCGTAAGAGCCGTATAGATGCTGGTCGTCCAGGTGCCATTGCTGTTCTGCACCGGGATGGAGGCGCGCGCCGTGATGCCGGGGCTCCCCTCCGCCTTGACGATGACATTCGCGAGAAAGCCATCCTTGGTCGTCAGCGCATAGTTCCCGGCCGCCGTGCGGGAGACCGTGAAATAGCTGCCGTTCGGGTCGCCCTCGCTGAGCGTTGGAGCCGTGCCGCCGCCGGTGTCCGCCCCAACGAGCGTGAGCGGCATATAGACATGCTTCACGCCCGGCGTATTCGGGAGTGCGTTGAAAGTACGATCTGCCATGGTTTCCCTCCTTTCCTTGCCTCCGGATTAGAGGGTGATAACGGCGTTCCAGCCCGGGGCGTCGCACGTGATGCAGACACGCGAGACGATACGAACCTCGTACGCATCAGCGTTGTTGATACGGAGCATCGATACCTCGTCCAGGTCGATGATGCGCGGCGCCTTGCCAATGGACCGCATCTTCCACGTGTCCATCTTCAGCATGTAGGACACGCCAAAGGGGCAGTTGACGTCAGCCACGACCTTGATCGGACCCTTGGGGCCCATGAGCTTCACGGCCTCAAAGCCGATATCGGGGTCATCGACCGCCTTCGCCCGATCGTAAAAGACCTTCGCGCCAAGGGCCTTCACGAGCTGCGAATAGTTGAGCGGGTTCAGCGTCGCGTAATCGGGCTCGCTGCCTTCACGAACCAGCCGCGCCGCCGACTCGATCAGCGTTTCCTCGATGGGGCCGCCACCACCGCTGTAGCGAACACCCGCAAGGCGCGTCGCATCGGAGCTGCGGTTGACGCCATAGAAGTTGTCCGTGTTGCCCGGCGCCGTCTGCGGAATCCATCCCGCCAGGCCGACCATCGCATTGCCGAAGTCGCCGAGCTGGAAGATGTAGTCATTCGCCGCTGCCGTTCCGATCTGGGCCGTCCAGTTGACGGGCGTAGTAATCGCCACAAGCGACGCCGCCGCCGTGAGGGTGCCGAGGTCGCGGTCAATCGCGCCGATGTACGCCACACCGTTCTTGACCGAGCCCGTCGTGCCGTCTGCCGTCGAAAGGACGACCGGCATACCAACCTCGAAGTTGACGATGTCCGTCGGGTTCGCGAGCGTGATCGTCGTCGTCGCGGTGTTCGACGTAGCGCTGATCTGGCCTCGAGCGCCGCCGCCGTTCTTATACATGCTGATCGCCAGCGACCGCGACGCCGTGTAGAGGGCGCCATCGATCTCACCCGTCAGCACGTTGATCAGCGTGTTCTCATCACCCTTCGCGGAATCGATCGCGTCGCCGGTGATGTTGGCCGTCGTGTAGTCGTTGTAGTGGGGAACAACGAACCGGTTATAAGTGCTGGCGCCACCGGGATTGGCTGTCGAAGCCTGCGACTGCGAGAAGCCGTTCCAGCTACGGGTCTGCGCAACGGCATTCCGCACGCCGAAGACGAACGCATTGGAGCCCAGCGCCTCGTCCTTGGGCATGAGTGCCAGGAGCGTGTTGTTGTTGTACGAGAGAGTATTGAGCTTCTTGCGGGTATAACGCTGCTTGAGGACCTGAGCAGCGGCGGTCATGTCAAACGTGGCAAGAGACATCGGTAACCCCAAAAGTCGGAGGTCACCGCGCGCACACGTGTGCCTTCACCACGAAGGCGTTAGCGGTAGTCGCTAGTTTCGGGGCGCGCGGTTACGTCCGGCGCAACGCTCGATAGAGAGCAGCAAGTGCGGCCTGCTGTTCCGACGGCGACAGAGAGTCGAAGTCAGGGGGGAGGCTCGCCTTACCTTGCGTGTTCGTATTCGTCAGCGTTCGCGGACTGCCGGCTGTACCCGTTGCATTGGCGCCGGTCCCGTTTTGGGCATTCCCGTTAGCGTTGCTCGAGGACTCTCCGCTTTTCTGGGGGAGAGACAGAATCTTGCTGTACTTGCGATCGAGGTACGCCAGCACTTCGGCGTTGGTGTAATCCTGGCCGGTGCGGCGAGCAGCCTCGGTGATGATCCGCTTCCCCTCTTCAAGGATCGACGCGCGCCATTCGTCCCCCTGGCTCAGGAGATGAGCGACGGCGGGGAAGGTTTCGGTGTCGGTGCCCTCTTGAATGAAGCGCTGCTCAGCCTGGGCGATGGCGGCCTGCCGGCTGGAGCTTTGGACCTGCTCTTCGTACTTGGCGATCCGAGTGTCGTATTCCTTGCGAACCTGCTCGGTGGCCGCCTGGATCTTGGCTTCGATCTCCGCGCGGAGCCGCCCCTCGGGGGTGTTCATCGCGACGGCGCGCTCGGCCAGCACCTTGGGGTTCATCCCTACCTTCTCGAGGTAAGCGAGAGCCCCTTCCGGCGTATTGATGTCTGCAAGCGCCTTCTCTGCCGCCTCACGACGAGCGCGCTCTGCCTGATATGCCTGGTTGACCGCTTGCTGCTGGGCGCGAACGCGGGCCTGCTCTCCCTGCTGGAAGATGCGGCGCTGATTCTCCTCGTGCTTTGCGCGTGCGACCGCTCGGGCTTTATCGAGCTTGCTGGGCTCGGCAGGTACGGGCGGCGGGGCGGCTGCGTCTGCGGCTGCCTTGTCCTTTTCCGGACTCGCGCCGGTGCCGGTAGTGCCGTTAGAGCCGTTGTCATTCGCCGGCTTCTCGACGCCTACGCCTTCCCCTGTTGCCATGTCCACCGTCTTTTCGGGCGGGACACCGGCGCTCGCGTTGATCTCCGTGCTATTCGTGGCCGTTGCAGTCATTCATTCCTCAGGCGGCAGGCGGCGGCATCATCGGAGGCGCACCATTGGCTCCGGGAGGGACGCCGGGGGGCATAGGAGGCATTCCAGGCATTCCGCCGGGAGGAGCCTGCATGCCGTTGTCGTTGGCGGGCATTTGCTGGGGAGCACCGGGCGGCGGACCTTGGCCCTGGTCGAGCATGTCCTTGGCTTGCTCCATCCACGTGATCATCATCTCGAGCCGGTCGTCGGGGAGGTTCTTGCGGCGAGCGATCAGGTACTCGCGCTGCACGAGCTGGATCGCCTCCGCCAGGTCCATGAAGGGCTCGGGAGGGGCGAAGACTCCGCGCTTCATGTCGGCGCAGATGTCCATCACCAGATTGTAAGAAGCGTCATCCTGGTCCTGGGCCGTCTCGAGGTCAGGGAAGTCGAGCAGGCGCTTGGCCTCGCGCTTCTGGACCCAGCCGGCATTGGCGAACGTCTGAACCTCGGCGATACGAGACGCGGGCTCGCGCGAAAGAGCGTTCGTCGGATACAGCTTTAGAACGTACTCCTCCTCATCCAGGAAATTGTCTTTGAATACCTCGCGCGTCATGCTGCGGTTGCCCACGGCCTTCACGCCGAAGTCAGGATTTGTCTTGCTGATGTCCCGAGCGAGATCGATGTACTGATTCGCGATGTCCAGGTACCAATGCTGATAGAAGCGCAGGGCGACCTGGAAGCGCTCGGTCTGAATGTCGAGGTAGACCCGCTGCGCCTCGCCCGAATCGAGCCCCACCGGCTTGAGCCCCTGCGCTTGAAGCTGGCTGATGCCGGTAATCTCGTAGGCCTTCTGGTACAGGCGATCGAGATGCGCGTAGACCTCGGGGCTGACGGCCATGCCCGTGACGAGCTGCGGGGGCTCCGACGTGTATTCGAGGATCGAGCCGATGTCGTTGTCGATCTTCTGCTTGTTCATACTCCCCTTCCGAACGAGCCAATGCCCGGCGGCGAGGAGATGGTGGCTCCGCTGAATCTTGCGAAGAAGCACGTTCAATTCGAGTTGAATGCCTTCTAGCTCCTCCGCCAAACCCTCCGAATACCATCCGATCAATGCGGGTTGTTTGCGAAGAATAGCGAAGGGGAAGTAATCCTTGTCGTAGCCCTCATCGAACAGCGTGGCGTTGCTGATGATGATGCAGTGGCGCCCGTCGGTAGCTTTGGGGCCGCTCTTCAGATGCCAGGCTTCCGTGACGAGCACTTGATCCGAGGTGGAGTCGTTGCCCCATTCGCTGATGCCGTCCTCTTCGCGCCGGGCCGTGGCGATCTCGTTTCGCTTCTCGGGGAACATCTCCTCGAGCACGACGCGGTCGATGTACTTGCGGCGGTAGATGTTGTGCGGCTTCCCGTACACCGCCTCTTCGTCATCGACGAGCAGCTCCCAGTTGAAGACGCGCTCGACGGCGATGCGGTTGTCCTCGGTGATGTAGGGGTGAACGATGCCGAGCCCATAGACCGCGGAGTCGAGCACGACGGAGGGGGCCAGATCGTGCAGGCCGGTCTCGTAAAACTGGCCCTCCATGAACCGGTCGAGCCCCTTCGCCTTCTCCTCGAGATCCCAGTCTCCGCCGGAGGTGATGAAGCTGACCTTGGGGCGCTCCTTCGTGATCTTGGCCGTATAGGCGTCGACGCAGCTCTTGACGACGTTGAAGGCGAGCTTGGAGCTGTTGCCGACGAGCGCACGGCGAGCGTAATTGCGGGGGCCCAGGCCAAGCACCGGGAGATTGCCGTACAGGCGCGCATGACGAAGATCCTGATCGCGGCGGTAGTCCTGCTGGCGCATCACGCGCTCGACCACGGCCCCCAGATTCAGGTAGCGCTTGTCTTCGAAGCGATCGAGCCACCACCGGGCGTCAATCCGGCTCCCGCCGCCCATGGCAGTATTGAAGTTACTCACTCATCGAAGCCCTCAGGAAAGCCTTCGGAGCTGGCAAAGAGGAAGGCGTCGCGGTTCTTCCCCTGGCGATAGATGCGTGCGGCGGCCTCGGCATCGGTGATCTCTTCTTCGGGCCCAGGAGTCGGATGCGGCATCGGCCCCAGCTCCAGCTCCACGTCTCCGCAGCGCGCGCGGCGGGCCCCATTCTCACGCATCCACTTGGCCAATTCGCTGAGCACCTCGAGCGGCGTATTCGAGATCAATTGCTTGTCTCCCACCACTCCGCCGATCGCATCTTCATTTGCTTCTCGAGGTCCTTCGCGAGGATCTCTTCCTGTTCCCGTTTCGCCCATTCCGGACTCCCTGGCAGGATCACTCGCTGGTGCTGCTCGAGAAACGCATTGGCGGCGCGCCAGGAGTACAGGCAGCTATCCGCGGCGTGATTGGGAATGCCGTCGAGCTCCTTTTTGCCGCCTTCCGCCCAGGCCAGCTCCATCCATTCGGCCTGAAGATCCTTGGTGGCGTGGCGCAGAAGCTTCAGCCGGCCCGTGTGAAGGTCGCCGTTGAGCAGCGCGATGTAGCCCAGCTTGTTGTGCTTGTCGGCGGCCTCGATCGGAACGAAGAACCGGCGGCGAGCTTCCTCCGCGAAGGCCTTCCCCATGCCGCCGACGTCGCCCACGATGCGCGCAAAGTGATAACGCTCGTCGAGACGCTTCACCTCTTCGGCCATCTCGTACGGGATTCCGTGAATGCGGTAGCTCTCGATCACGTAGACGCACGGGTCATGCGCGCGCCAGCCAAGGACCGTGACGGCATTGTCGTCCTTGATGCCGAAGTCGAGCCCGCAGAGGTACGTCCATTCGTCGAAGTGCCCCGTCGGCAGCTCCTCGACCATGTTGCGCTGCTCATCAAAGCCGGAGTAGACGCGCCCGGCCGCAGCATTGATGAATTCGCACTCGTACTCCTGGCGGAACATGTCGGCCAGACCGCGCGCGAACATGTCTTCCTTCTCTTGCTTGAGGAAGCCGGGGGTGTAGCGGCTGATCGCGGTCCCCTTGACGCGGATGCGCTCCCACTTGTCCCCGCCGCGCTCCCACTGCTCGAAGAAGTGCCCACGTCGCCCCTTCGGCGTCCCCATCAGCAAGTGCTGACCGTTGCTGGTCGCGAGCATCGGGCGAATGGCCACGTAAAGCTCGTCGGGAACGTCGCCGGCCTCGTCCTCGATCAGCAGGTTGACGGCGGAGAAGCCGCGGATGGTGCCTTCATTCGCCGGAAGCGAGACGATGCGCGAACCGTTCTTGAAGGTGAGCGAGAGCTTGTTGTCTTCGACCAGCTCGCACGGGATCGGCATGTTCGCGATCGCCGACTTGACCTTGAGGAGAAGCTCGGTGCTCTGACGCTGCGATGGCGAGATGCAGAGAATGAGCGCCTCGAGCACCGTCAGCGCGCGGTGGAGCGCGAGGAAGCCGCAAATGCTCGACTTGCCCGCCTGGCGCGCGGTGAGGAGCAGAATCCGCCGCTCGTCGCACCGAAGAACCTTCTCCTGCCAAGGGTCCGGGGTGAATCCGCAGCTTTTGACGAAGCTAATCGGGTCGTGGAGCGTCTTCTCCGCAGCTCGCCGTTCAATCTCTTTCTGAAGGGCCTGGGCTTCGAGGAGGAGACGCTTATCTACCGCCAACTACGTCTTGGCCTTCTCGCTCTCTGCCTGAGCTTCGGCGTCGGTGAGCAGTCGCCAGCCCTCCGGGAGGATGCTCCGAATGGCCTCGTACTGCGCAGCCGAGATCATGACGCCGCAATCGCACCCGTATTCATCGGCGAGACGCACGAGCGTGTGGACATGGTCTTTCACTTCGTCTCCCTCTCCCTCGACCGCATCGCAATGGCTGCAGGGCTCACCAGGGGTATAGATGCCCTTGAAGTGCTGGCCGTCGAACGTGTCTGGATAGCCGCACTTCGGGCACCGGGCGACGATCACTTGCCCCTCTTCGCGTTGTCGTTTGCAGGCTCGTCGGGGAGGCGCGCGATCATGGCGACGTTGGCCATCGGGATCTCGTACGTCTCGCTGTCTTTGACATGCCGCGAGCGGAAGCGAATGAAAGCCCCCTCAAGCGACAGCTCGTAGTCCTTGTCTCGGAAATACGAGGCCTTTGCTCCGTGGCCGTCGGGGGTGAAAATGTCGCAATTCGTTTGAACAATCTTCAGCCGCATTACTGACGATCCTTCTGCGCCTCGATATCAGTGGCGAGCTTCTTACGGAAATGCTCCTGGTCGACCGACTCCGCCGTACGGTGGGCGCGAAGCCAGGCGATGATGGACTCACGGTCGCCGAGCGGGGCCGCAGGATCGGGAGCTTTGGGCGCAGGATCGGCGTCGGCGTCTACGTAGACCGGCATTGGCGGTGCGACATAATCGGCCTTCGGCAGCGTCGTGGGGTCGAGCGTGGCAGACGGCGCAAGGCTCTTGGCACTGGCCATTACTTCTTTCCCTTCTTCCGGCTCTTGCCGGCCTTCTTCTCGGCAATGGCGACCGCTTGCTTCTGCGGGTGGCCGGCGCCGACTAGCTCTTTGATGTTGGACGAGATGGTCTTTTGACTGGAACCAGACTTCAGCGGCATGCGCGCTCCTACAGGATGAAGACTTCGATCGCTTCCGTTCCGTCGCCGCCAATCCAGAGCGCGGTGGTGCCGGCCGGCAGCGTGATCCACGTCGGCGTCGTCATGCCGATAGGCCCGCCCTCGGTGCCGCTCGCATCCCAGGTTTTGACGACGCTCGAGGAGGTCGGCGGGACAATGACGGCCATCGTGGCGCCAACAGGAACCGTCACGCTCCCGCGGCCATTGACGACGAGGAACGGCTCACGGAGGCCTGGGCTCGTCGTGCTCGCGACCGTGTACGTTTGCGAATCGTTACGACCGTTCCCCGTGACGCTGATCGAGAGCGTGACGTTGACCGAGTAGCTCATCTACGGACCTCGCTCGAGAAGACGAAGCCCGGCGAGAAACGAGTACCGCCAGCCGGGCGGGATGGGGACGTCGCGAATCTGCGGGCGCGCGCAATAGGTGATGTCTCGTCGCTTCAGGAATGGAGCGAGCAGAAGACTCCCGACGCCCTGTTGACGGAATTCATGGCGGACGTACGTGTAAAGGACCGTGTTTGCCGTCGTTGCTGACCAGCCCCAGATGGCCCCCGGCTCGTCCTCGTCCGCAGCGACTAGCACCGCACCACGCTCCAGAAAGCGGCGGATAAGCCACTTCATGTCATGCATGTATGCGGGGCCGCCGTCTCGCCCGATCGAGCTTCCTCGGAAAGCGAGCAACCAGGAGTCGGTGATAAACGGCCGGTCCTCGTCCCGCATCGGGCGCAAAAGAACAGGCAGTGAAGGGCTCGCTTGCGAATTTTCCGTAGCGACACTTTCCAACGGTCAGGCCTCGGATTCTTGGACGTTATCGACGAGTTACGGAGCGCCCTTCACCAAGTGGAAAGGCAGCAGTTGCAAGCGCTTGCAGCACGAGACACTTGCCCAGGCGTCGAAGGCGCGGGTAGATCCCAGGGCGCACATGTCCCCGCCCCTGAATTCGCGCTTTGCCTTGCTCCAGGAGCTGATGGAGGGGCCCGGTTACGGGCTAGCCCTGATTCAGCGCATTGCGGCTCGCTCGGACGGACACGTCCAATTGAATCGCGGGGGCGCTTACGTGATGCTTTCCAAAATGGAGGAGGCTGGCCTGATCCGATCGCACGAGCGCGAGGAGATGGCCGGTGTTCGCCGTGGCGGCAAACCGAAACGTTGGTACGAGATCACCAAACAGGGCCGGGCCGAATACGAACGCACGCGAAAGGCGCTCGGCTCATTCAGCAAAGGGGAAGACCGATGATCCAGGCAGCTCTCTTCAGTCACTTTCCGGCGCAGTTTCTCGTCGGCATCATCGCCAAGTTGAAGCTACATGACATCGAAATTGGCGACCGGATCTACGACGCAAACCGCAATTCACCGAATCTCTACGGCTGCGATGGTGTGCTCTTCATGCACGAGATGGCGAGCCACGGTGAGCTGGCACGAGTGAAGAAGATTGCCGAGGACCATCGACTTCCGCTTGTCATGCTTCCGAAGCAAGCGGCGAAGTGGCCCACGCTCTTCAAGCCACTGGCAAAGACGGGCGCCAGCGTTGAGCGAAAGCCTGCACCGTCCCGTCCGCGGCTTGTAAAGGGCATCCGGAACGCGGTCCCCGTCAACATTGACGACCCGGCTTTCGACATGAGCGCGCCGGAGCATCTCTTGAAAGGCGAAGTGCCGCCGCCCGTTCCGCCGCCCCCTCCGTCTGCCGCAGCACCGAAGGCCGAGATGAAGGCCGATCCCGATACGACAGCGGCCGCAGTGGAGGCGCTTCCCGATGGCGATCAGAAGGAGCTGCTCAAGCTGTACGAGTCGGAGAATCTGAAGCTCGCGACGGAGAACATCGAGCTTAAGAACGAGAATAAGAAGCTGAAGACGGACGCACGGCTGATTGAGGCGCTGAATGTGCTCCGCGACTACTTCGCCCATGCCATGAGCCACGCCCAGGCCGCGGAATGACTCGATGGGCGGTTACTTCTCGTCGTCTCCCTCCGACAGACGCGCGGCCAGCTCCTTACGACGCCGCTCCAGCTCCTCATCGCTCATGGTCGAGAGAGCGCCCATCTCAAACCGCGTCGGAGCGCCGGCCCCCGAGATAGCCGCCCATGCCTTGCCCGCCTCGATGATCGACCGATGGCCGGCGAGCCCCTTACCCTTGGCTTCTACGATGACGGCCTCGAGCGCCGAGCAAATGGTGGCTGCTGTTGCGTCGGGGTCTGTCACCTCGGTTCGCACGCGACGCCAGGCCTCTGCGCTGTAGGCACGGACGCTATCCTCGCTTAGGCCCCAATGGGCGGCGACGTTCTTTTCTGTAATGCCCCGACGCCAGCGGCCCGTCCGCATCAACTTCATGCAGAGCTGGACACGTTCCTCTTTGGTCGGGGGCGCGAGACCGTTTCCCGGCTTCACATCCGACATTCATTTCACCAGGACAGCGGGGGATACCGATTATGCCGATGAAGCCGTGCGCTCTTCACTCTTCTGGATGCCAGTGCCAACGCCTGAACGCCACGATGGAAGCCCATTCGAGGATGCTTCGCCTTCGGGTCTTTTTCACCGGCGCGGCGACCGTCTTCCTGGCCATCTGCCCTTGGGTCCCCTGGCTCCGCGAGCACTTCAACATGTTTTTTGACCTGGCGCTGGCCGTGGTGCTGGGAATGTCGATGGTGTCGGAACGACTCGCGAGCCGGCTCGTCGGTATCCTCGGCGAAGCCCTGTTTCGGGCGAGCACCTGGGAATGGCAAGGCAAACGTGAAAGCACTCGCCAGCCGGAAAAGTCCCAGACTTCCGCGGACCTGCAACGGAGCGTCAACTAAGCTTCCCTTCGCTTGCACTGTTTGGTACTGGGTTGCCGCGAAGAAGGGGGTGGGCAGCGGGATGGGGCCGGAGCTGAAGACGACGAACGACGCGATCCTCGACGCGCGTGCCCTGCTTTCCCGCAACCAAGAGCGTACCGCCGAAGAGATCGCCGTCTTGCTGGAGCGCTGCTTTGGCTGGCCGGCCGACGTGGCCCTGAGCGCGGCGCGGGTGGCGACGAGGGAGCGGTGATCACGGATGCCGAGCTGAAGAAGCTCAACGCCAAGATGGGCAACACGCGCGCGCCGGAGGGGACGGTGTTCGTCTGCACAGCCTGCAGCAAGACGTCGAGCACGCGCTACGGCGGCTGCTACGAGGAAAACAGCCCGATGTGGGATGAGAGCTGTATGTTGCACGCTTTGCTCGTTCGGACGGCAGACATTCTCGAGCCGGAAGGCTGGGAGCCATACGAGCGCGTGCGACGAGTGAAGTGAACGACCGGCAAGTGAAAGGAGCCGACCATGATCGAAGGACTGCAGATCGACCTCAAGAGTGCCGAACTGAAAGACATGCTCGCGGGGCGCCTGAAGTACCACGAAGACAAGCTCGCGAACTACAAGGGGCAGCTCGCGAAGCTCGAGGAGATGGACGCGGTGCTCGGAGAAGAGGAGCGACGCATTGGCAAGATGTCCTCTTCCGGAGATCCCAAGCAAGGAATGCGTGATGGCATTCGCAAGCATTCCGACCAGATCATTTACTACACGTTCATGGTCGCCCACGTGGTGCCGAACGAAACGTACCGCCTGAAAGAGGACGACCTCCGGCGGCTCGGCCTGACCCGCGAGTATTATTGATGCGCCGGCTAATTCCCCTCGGGCTGCTCGCGCTTCTTTGCGGATGTGGGGCCCCAGCGCCATCCGAAGACACCGGCACAACGAGCGAGGCGTATGTCACCGATCTCGGGACGATCCGGACCCGCGGTCTTTGCCTCGACGTCTTCTCGTTCAACACGCGCAACGGCAATCTCACGCTCGATCTCTGGGACTGCAACGGCCTCGTCAATCAGGGCTGGGTCTACAACGCCGACACGCATGCGATCGTCTCGAAGTACAACGGCAAGTGCCTCGACAACATCGGCTTTGACCATACCTCCGTTGGCCTTTGGGACTGCAACGGACTGCCAAATCAGCGCTGGTCATTCGACAGCCTCAGCGGCGAGATCATCAACCAGTACGATGGCAAGTGCCTGCGTGCCCAATACTGGGACCATAGCCCCGGCAACAGCCATGGGAGCGGGGACGCTTTGTTTCTCGCCGGCTGCCACGATTCCGAATGGCCTTATTACTCCACCTTCGCTTGGGACTGAAATCCAACCGCAAAGAGGACATGATGATTCGTAAGACTTTCCCGTTGGCCATCTTCGTTGCGCTGACTGCGCCCGGGTGCGTGGCTCCCACGTCGTCATCCGAAGAAACCGGCAGCCAATCGCAGGCCGTCGTTGCGCCCCCCGGCTATGACATCGGATCTTTGAAGGAGAACGGCTATTGCCTCGACGTCTACGCTTTCAACACACTTAGCGCCCTCGGTACGCTGACCAATTGGGACTGCAACGGTCTCCAAAATCAGAAGTGGGCCTATAACTTCGCCACGCACCAGATCGTGAGCCAGTGGAGTTGGAAATGCCTTACCACGTGGAATCACGATTGGTACGGGATGGGGGCTATATCCATCGGCATGAATGACTGCGATCCCAACGACGAGCGCCAGCGGTTTACGCTCAACTGGAACGGAAAGATCATCTACGACACCCATCCAGAATGGTGCATGCGTCGTCAGTGGTTCACCCATGCAGTCACGAATCCGGACGGCGCTGGGGGCTATACGCACGGCTATTGGACGGCCGTAATGCTCGGGAAGTGCGATGACGCCGATTGGCAGACCTGGGAACGCTGGACCTGGCAACTGACCGTCAATTGACGAATCGCTCACCCGCAAAACGAGGACCATCGTGATCCGCAAATACATTTTCATCTTCGCTCTCGCTCTCGCCGCCTGCGCCGCACCTGTTACCTCGAGCGAGGAAACCAGCACACAGGCCCAAGCCGTCTCCGCGCCGCCCACCTACGATATCGGCTCTTTGAAGGCAGCCGGCCAGTGCCTCGACGTGTATGCCTTCAACAACACGAATGGCGCCTACGTGGCGATGTGGGACTGCAATGGCCTGATCAATCAGCAATGGGCCTACAACCTCAACACGCACCAGATCGTCAGCAAGTGGAATTGGAAGTGCCTTAGCAATCTGGACGAGTTTGGGGACCATCTGGCCTACAATATCGGCACGGTCAATTGCGACCCGAACAATCCTCGCCAGCGGTGGACGCTGAATTGGAACGGGAAGATCACGCACGACAATGACGGCCTGGTCCTCCGCCGCATGTGGTGCAGCAATGCCACGATCTGCGATCCCATCGGAGGCTGGACGAGCGGTTTCTATGCGGAGGTCAAGCTCGGGGGCGCGAACGATGCCGACTGGGAGCCCTGGGAGCACTGGTACTGGCAACTGAGCCTCTGATGTAGCGACGATCGGTCCGGGGGGGCTTGCGGGTCCCTCCGGTTCGCCTCAGGTTGGCCTCACCCGTGCTAAGGAGCCCGCCATGAACATCCTCGCCCTCGCCACCGTCGCCGCTCTCTCTGCCGATTCCGGAGCCCTGGAGCCCCCGCCCGCTGCGCATCCCGTCGCTCTCGAGGTGACGCCGCTCGGGCTCTTCGTCGGCCATTACGGCGCGCAGCTCGAGATCGTTCCGTTGGCGCACCATGGGATCGTCCTGTCCGGCTTCTACATGGGCACAAGCACGTCGGTCCCAGCGGCCGATCCGAAGGCGCCACCGACCACACACGACTGGCACGGCTTCGGGGGGGAGCTGGGCTACCGCTATTTCGTCACGGAACAGGGGCCGGGGGGGCTCTACTTCGGACCGTCCTTGCTCGTGGGCAGCTACCGCGGGCCGGGCGTCGATTTTCGCAACCTGGGTGGCGCGGTGGACGTCGGCTACCAGGCGGTGATCGAGCACGTCCTCATCGGCCTGAGCGCCGGAGTGCAGTACGTCCACGTCGACAAGGAGATTCCGGCCGACGGCGATCCTTCCGCAGATGTTCACACGCAATCGGTCGTGCGCCCGCGCGTAGCCGTCACGTTCGGCTGGGCATTCTGAAAGGCAGACATGAGCGACGACGAGCGAGCGTTCTATCGGATGCAGTCGGCGGAGGGCTTCATTCGGGCCGCCATCGAGAGCCTTGAGGGCATCGACGATCGCACCCGACGAGGGCTTGCGCGACCGGTGCTCATGAAGCTCGTAGAAGCCAAGGACCACCTGGATTACCTGCTGAGCAAACCGCGATGACCGTCTGCATCTTCTGCTTGCGGCATCACGAGCGCAATCCACCGGGGCCGACGTGCACCTACGGCATGCATCACGAGTACCCGGAGCTGCCGGAGGTTCGCGCCGTGATGCAGTCGAAGAAGAAGGACGCGCAGCTCTGCATCCATTGCGGCCTGCATCCGAAGAATCCGGCATCGAGTCGCTCAAACGGCTGCACTCACGAGTACACGTCATGAACGAGCAAGAGACTGTCCAGGCGATCCTCAATTGGCTGGCGAGCGAGGGGGCCGATTACGACGCGCAGGCGGATCGATTGAAGAGAATGGCAGGAAACGAGACCGTGCGCGTGGCGGAGCTGCGGCTGTTCGCGGCCATGTGTCGCAAGATTGCCTACGAGATGGCCCTGGGGAAATGGAAGGCCCACGCGGCGGGCGTCGAGCTGGCAACGAAAGTCGAGCCGAAATGAGCGACCCCTGCATAACCTGCTTGCGGCACATCCTCGACGACGCGACCGAGAGCATCGTTGCTCCCATGCTCTGCCGGCTATGCGCAAAGGTCCGCATCAAAGAGCTAGAGGCGAAGCTCGAGGCGCATATGCAGCGCGTGGTGATGGTGAATCGGAAGCTGCGGGGCGAGCGGGGCCAATACTACGATCCGAAGCTGGACCCGTACGACGTGCTCGAGGGGGAAGTGGCGTATGCGCTCGAGGCCATGGCCGACGACCAGAAGCGAATCGAGAAGCTCGACACGAAGGTTGTTTTCCTGAAGGCCACGATCGAATGGCTGATGAAGCATCCGGGACAGGCCGATCCGGAGCGACTGCAGCGCGTACTCGACGCATTGGAGAGCAAATGAATCCGCCGAACATGCGCACGGGGCTCCGGATCTACATTACGTACAAGGGCCAAACCGTCGGGGGCCGTGTGCTCCTGGCCAGCGGCAACTCTCGCTCGCTGATGGTGAGCTTCGACGGGATGCTCGGCGGCTTCCTGCGCACGATGCCGGTGCTCTGGGATGAAGAGCTGGGGAAGTACCTCGACCTGATCGAGAAGCAGCCGGCGACCATCACGACCGAGGAAGAGCACCAGAAGGCGAGGCCGTCGTGATCGCAGCAGCGTGGCTCAGTCCCCAGTACCGAAGGGCGTTTCTGTCCGGACAACTCGATAGTGGAAAGGCCCAGGACCGCGCAGCCATGTTCGCCAAACGCACGGTCGATGAAACAGTGCTCAAGCGAAAGAACGGGCTTCGCTGGACGGAGGCCTCTGGGAACGAGCCGGTGCGCGTGAGCATCCTTGTGGAGGACCGCGGGCGCGAGCGGATATTCGATTACCTGCATCGTCTGGAGAGCATGCAGGAGCTGGCGCGCATGAAAGCTCAAGTGCAGCTCGAGGTGTTCGGCGAGCAAGAAGAGATGATCGCCGACTACATGAACAAGCTCGCGATGGCCTCGCGGTTCAGTGTCGGCGATTGGTGCGCAGCTTTGACGAATCCAGGTGAGGGGTGGTGGAGTATTGCCCATCCGTCGCGCGTGCTCGATATCCCAAACAACCACAAACTCACGCGCACCGAGGCGCTGTTCTGGCTGCGCAAGCTTTCGAAGGAGGACTAGTGCGAAAGAAGTGGCTCGAGGAGCTGACCGGGCGGCTTGTGCGGCACCAAGTCGTTGGCGATCTCGCGGTCGTCGTCGTCACGGCGAAGGAGCTTGGCGAGCTGTTGACGTTCGTGAAGAAAGCCGAGGACGAGATCGCGGCGCTCAAGAAGGAGCTGGCCGAGCTGAAGTGGATGCGTGAGGGGCTCGAGAAATGAGCGGCTCCAGCTCGGGCAATCAGGTGGGGCTCGTCTTCAGTGGGGACTTCGCGAACGAGGACGAGATCACGACCGTCACCAGTGGGGCGAGCATCTACGTCTGCCTGAAGGAGACGCCGGAGCGAAAGCGCATCTTCGCGATCGTCGAGAGCCTGGACCTCGCTCGCGTGCTCGAGGCGGCGTACCGCGTGAACAAGGCCTATCACCAGCCGAAGGTGCGCGGCGAGATGGGCGTCTCTGAGGCCACCGATAAGCTTTTCAAGGCGGCCGTTGTCTGGAGCAGGAAGGCGGAGTGAGGATGGACCTGTTGACTCGAGACGGAGCGCTGGCGTGGGCCGAAGAGGACGTCAAGGTGGTCGGCGATTACTTCCTCAAAAAGGGCCATTGGAATCCGTTCGCCGTCATGATTGCGACCCGAGATCCCGACGGAAAGGAAACGCCAAATCCGCACATCGTTCCTGTCATGAGCGAGCGAGCGCCGCGGAATAGTCGGGAAAAGGACGCCTTCGCCGACGCACTGCGCGCGATGATTCGCCAGTACGGGGCGGTCGGCATCGCGTTCAGCAGTGAAGTCTGGTTTGCGCCGTACGGCAAGAAGGGCGACCTCCCATCGAAACGGCCCGATAGGCGCGAGGCGATTTACTACAGCTTCGAACACATCCGGTTCGAGAAGCCTTTCGTTCGCGTTGGCCTCATCTCACGCGATCCGCTGGCGCTTGATTGGCGGACGCCCGAGCAGGCTTTCAACGCCCCGGAGGGAATCGGTCCCATGGGCGGCCGCTTTGGGGACTTGCTTGATCGGACCCGGATCTCGTGAACCTCCGCAACCTGGTCGAGCTGGCGAAGAAGCGATCGCACCTCATCGACGGGACTTCGCTCGGCATCTGGATGGCGGTCGTGGAGCTGGAGAAGAGCCATGAGCGAGCAATGCCGGGCATGCAAGAAGCCGAAGAAGACGGACTATCGCATTCGCCTGTACGGCCCGGGGCGGGATGACGTGTGGACGGCTCCCTGGTGTGGCGAGATGCAATGCGAGATCGCGATCCGCAAAGAGGTGCTCGACTTGTGCAAACTGGGGAAGCCGTCGTGAGCGAACACCGATGGAGCGGATGGCCGGGGGCGTGGTGCCTGGATTGCGGAGCGCCGGACGTGATGGAGGTCTGCGTCGCGGAGCACAACGACTCACTCATCTGCGTCGAAGGGCACGGCCTCTGCACCGAGCACCCGGCAAATGTGTGTAAAGTGCATGTCAACGGGCCCTGCCCTGAGCCGGGGTCCAAGCGCTGCGACCCGTACGCGAGGGGGAGCCAGTGAGCCGCGAGCGCTACAGCGACGACTGCCCCGACTGTCGGATCGTGATCGTGGACTCCGAAACGATGCGGGCGCTCCCCTTCAATGATCCCGTTCAGCAGGCGGCACAACGCGCATGGGCCAAGACGACCCGCACGCAGCGCGAAGCCTTCCATCGGTTCACGTGCCTAAACAGTCGCGAGCCGGTCGATATGCAGCTCGTCGATCAGATCAACCGCATGGTGGTCGAAGAAGCGAAGAAGGTTTCATGAGCAAGCATGAAGAGCCCACGCCGGAGTCGCTCGCGGAGATCCCGGAAGTGGACTTTACGAAGGCGGGGATCGTCAAATACATCCTCAACGCCGAGAAGGTGCCGGTGCCGTGCGCGGATTTGCTGAAGTGGTCGGCGTTCTATGACAGCGGCGAGCGATTTGTTGGGGAGACAACGATCGGCGATGCGCGCGTCTCGACCGTGTTCCTGGCCGTGGGGCGACCTAACGCGCTTTTCGAGACGATGATCTTCGGCGGACTGCACGACGGCTACCAAGAGCGCTATCGCACGTGGGCGGAGGCGGCTCTGGGACATGCGCGCGTCGTCGATAACCTGAAGGTCCACGGCATGCCGGAGATCAGTCGGTCGGTGGCGAAGAGGCTCGCGGTGCAGCGCGGAGATTGGTGGGTGTTTGATGCCGGTATCAAGGGCTTGCTCGAAGGCTTACCGGCCTTTCGCGAGTCGGCGCAGCACTGGAAGAAGACGCACGCGCACACGAGCCGGGAGACGCTCTTTCGGCGGGCGCTCTACGGCGGACGGAAGGGGCGCGCGGCAGCTCGGCGGCTCGGCAAGGCGGGCAAGGCCATGCAGCGGCTTACGGCGCTCTACAAACTGAGTCCGGGAGCGGCGCGAGGGCTGGCTCGCACGCTGGGGGAAGTCGATGGCGTGGCGGACTGGGACGGGGCGCGGGCGACATGAGCCGGTCGAAGCACAACGGGTGCGGTCCGCGCTGCGGCGTCTGCAAACCGCACAAGCGCTGGAAGACGAACGGCGCCAAGAACGCTAATGCCGCCCGGTTGCGAGAGCTTGCGGAGAAGAAGAAATGAGGGGTCAACTTCCGCCGGGACTGGGCGCCGTTCTGTCTACGCGCGTGCGGGCGCTTCGGGCGGCTCGCGGGTGGAGCTTGGGGGAGCTGGGCAAGAAGACGGGGACGGATCGGCGTCAGGTGAATCGGCTGGAGCTGGGGGAGGCCAACATGGACCTGCATCTCTCCACGCTCGCGAACCTGGCGCACGTCTTCGGCATCACCATGGGCCAATTGCTCGACGGCGATCCGAACGACATTCCCGATCTGCCACCGGCCGAGGAGCTGGAGCCGATCGCGGAGATTCCGAGCATGACGGACTTCGGGAAGCAGCTGGCCGCTCTTCGCGAGGCGCGCGGATGGACGCAGGCGGAGTTGGCCAAGCGAAGCTCAACGCATCACACGCAAATCTCACGCATGGAATGGGGAAACGTGGACCCGAAGTTTTCGACAGCGATCGGTTTGGCGAAGGGGCTCGGTGTTCCGCTCGGCGCGCTCATTGGGGAGGCCTCGGCCACAAGCCCGGCACGTGAGGGGCTCGAGGCGATCGCGACGGTCGTGCAGCTTCTCGAGCAGGCGGCACGCTCCGACGTCGGCGAGCTGGCGGCGATCGGCCTGGCGCTGCAACTGGGCCCGCTCGAGTCAGCGATGGCGCGGCTGGCCAAGCGACTGAACCTGAGGGAAGCGCCCCCGTCCAGGATCGCGCCACCGGATGTGTCGAAGCTCGCGAAGCTGACCCCACGGGAGCGCGAGGTGTTCGACTTGGTTGCAGAGGGAATGAGCGGAAATGAGATCGCCGCAAAGCTCGGGCTCGGCATCAGCACGATCCGAACGCACCTCGGCAGCATTTACCGTGTGCTCGGTACGGCCCATTCGACGGCGGACGTCGTTCGTTTCGCTCATGGGCTTGAGATTCCGAAGGCTCCGGTCCGCACCGACTCTGGGCTCGAGAAGCTTTCGGCACGCGAGCGGGAGGTGTTCGATCTGATCGTGGACGGCGCCACCAATGCCGGCATCGCGAAGAAGCTGGGGCTCAGCATCAAGACGGTTCAGACACACCGCGCCAAGATCAACAGGAAGGTCGGGGCGCATTCGACGGCGGATGTCCTTCGCTTCGCGGCGGCGCGGGGGATGCTGCCGGAGGCGAATGGAACCAGGGGCGAGGCGGCGTCCTCCGGTAAGGTTTCCGGAAAGGGGACTACCCCCACCGCTGCTTTTGGCGTGCGCGTCCTCGTCATCGGCTCGCGATCCAAGATCGGCAATCACCGCCGCGTCATCGTTCGCAAGCACCTGGACGCCCTTCAGGCCGAGCGCGGCGTGGACATGGTTCTGCAGAATGGCGGGAGCGGCGTCGAAAGCTATGCGCGGAGCTGGGCCAAGGACAACCGCATCAGCTACGAGACCTACGATGGCGTGGAGAAGCCGGACGTCGTGATCGCCTTCCCCGGAGGCCGCAGTACGACCGACCTGGCTCGCCGCCTGCGCAAGGCCAACGTGGAGGTGCGGGAGATTGACGTATCCGATGGCTGGGACGTGACGTGGCCGAAGGAGCGAAGGACAACGTGAGGGCTCGAGTCGCAGGATGGGGCGCTCCGTTTCTATGAAGCGCAGGGAGCTACTGCAGGCCCCACGTGCGCATCTCGAGCGGCTGGCGCGCTACCTCAAGCTTCACTTCGATGCGAGCTGGAGCCGGGGGCACTTGGCGCGCCTCATCCACTGGCGGCTCAACCGGAAGAGGACCGCGGGGTGATTCAAGGGGACGAAACGTGCAGACCCGTCCTGGCGCATCTCCAGGCACCACGCCCCCGCGGCACTTGCAAGCTACGTCGGAAAGCGTGCCACTTGCAAGCGGGGAAGGTGAGGGGGGACGACTTGAAAGTGGGCAATTCGCGATTCCGATGGCTACCTGAGGGCGGACGTCGTTTTGCTGGCGAATTCGCGAAGTCGCGATCGATCAGCGATGAGCCCGAGAGCCCCCGGGCCTACCCCCCCCCTGGGCTAAGTATGCGGGGGGACGTTGGGGAGGGGCGGGGCTCGAGGTTCCGCCCGCACTTGAATTCCCACCGTTCACGTAAACGCAGGTACACGTTCACACTGCGCGCGCTGACAGGGCTTTCGCGACGCCTGCCAACCTGGCCACTGAGCAGCCAACGATTACGCAGCGTTACGATTGCGGTGTGCGCCACGTGTACGGGCGAGGAGAGCAAGCCCGCGTCTCTTCTGAGCTTCAAAGCGGGCGAACCACTGGGGCCGAGGAAACGAACGTAGCCTCAAACCCGACCCCAGCGGTGCTCCCAAGCCTTTTCCCCTGCTGAGTGAGGCCAGCAAGCGCGTGACGTCGTCCTGCTACAGCGCCTGCAGCCACGACTATCAGGCCGCTACTCGCCCAAACCATGCGGGCCATGTCGTGCGGCTCTCGTCTCGCTCTCCTCTTCACTTGCCCAGCTTGCTAGCTCATCCTCGCTTGCAAGCCCCGCTCGCCGGCTCTTGCGAGCCGTCTCACTCTCCTCGCTAGCAGGCTGTCAGCACTGCAGGACTGTCAGCCCGGCCGATAGTGCCGAAAAACGTCCTTCTCTCTAGCAGGCGCTGACAATTTTCGTCACTCGCCGCAAATGCTCCGGATCGCAGGGGAAAGCCCTTCCTCGCTCCGTTGGCATGGGCTCGCGGTAGGGAGCTCGATGGCCGCATTTCGTCACTTGCTCACTTGCAAGCGCTTGCAACCATGTCGCGCTGCCTTGGACTGCAGGGTGCATTGTGACCGGTCACACATGAGCAACCTCACCAAGCAGATGGTCTCGCGACGCGGCAACGATGGGCGCACTGAGACGTTCGGCCCGATGAGCCAAGAGAAGGCGATGGCATTTGCGCGCCGCTCGGTCGAGGAAGGCTTCTACATCGAGCGCTGGACCGTTCGCGTCGCGTCCTCCTACAGCGCCAACCTCCGCGCTGTCGCGTCCTGCAGCGTTCCCAGCGTGCGCCTCGCGAACATCAAGCACTCCGCCTGCCGTTTCCAACCGCGCGCGCGGTGATTCGGCCTCGAGTGAAGTTACCAGGGACCCTCTAACCCGAAAGGAAACCCACATGTATTCCCACGAAACGATCTCCCACCTTTTGCCGGCCTGCTTCGCGCTTATGGTCGTCGGGCCGGCCGTCGTCGCCGCTGCCGCTTCCTGGCTCGCGTCCCGCTGGACCGTTGACACCGTTGCCATGGAGCGCGACGTCGCGCGTACGGACGCTGTCATCGCGGTGGAGACGGCGCGCGCGCTCGTTCGCGAGGCCATGTCCGTCGAAGTGCACAACGCGCGTCTTGCGCAGGCTGGCGCCCACGATCGGGCCCGTCCGTTCCTTCCCATCGCGCTCCGTCATCAGGCCGCTCTCATCGTCGCCGCGGTGGTCGCTTCGGGGGTCATTGACCAGATCGGAGGCCTCTGATGGACCCGCTCTATGTCGTCGGCTGCTACAGTCTCGTTCGCCCCTACGCGGTGGAGTCGGGCCTGACGATCGCGATCGTGCGCAAGGGCGACGCCGAGCCGTGCGAATGGTTCGCCAGCGATGATCCGCGCACTGCCTACTATGCCGCACGGGACCGCGCTCGCGCCCTCGACCGTGTTGCCGTCGAGCGTTTCATGCTCGGCGCGGAGGACACATGAGCGCGATCCTCGCCTTCTGCTTTCGTCTCCTCGCCGCGATGCTGATCATCGTCATCGTTCGCGCCGTCACACACGAGGCCTGGAGTCATCGCTCGTTCGCGCGTCTCGTCCGCTCGCGCAAGGGGCGAGTGCGCAAGGCTCGCAACGTTCGCCGCGCAGCCGTCTCGCCTTGGGGGGAGCCATGAAGGGGCACTCCGAGACGCGGACCCTGGACTCCGGCGCGCGTGTCGAGGTGGGGACCATCGAGCATGAGGGGCGATCGTTCTCTGCCCTCGGTTCCGTCATCGACCATGCTCGCGGCGTGATCGTGGCCTATGTGAGCGAGCGCGCGCGGCCGACTCCGGGAGCTGATCGCCGGTACGAGCTGACGACGTGGGAAGGCACCACGATCGCCCCGCTCCGTCTCGTCCGCCGATGGACGTCCTACGGCTGCGTACGCGCGGAGATGTGGGCATGGTCCGCCACGATCGACGGGCGCGTGTACTCCGGACGCAACGGCGGGCCTGCAGTCGTCCTCTGCCTACGCGCGAAGGGGGGCCGCTGATGTTTTGGCTTGGCCTCATTGTCTGCATCATCGTGAGTGCGCTGGCCAATAGCTCGCCGCGCGCGGAGTAGCTCGTATTCCGATTCCCTGGCTCGCGTGATCGCCCCGCGGGTCAGCCATCGGCCGATGAGCCGCAAAGGAAAGGTGTGTCATGGACCCGGACGCGAACCTAGCCCAGCAACGAATGCTCGCCGCGCGCATCATGCGCCTGACGGACGCGGACAAGATCGACCACGATGCGATCACGCACGCCGCGGGACGTCTTGCCGAATTGGTCGACGCGCTCGACACATGGATCGTTCGCGGTGGCGCTATGCCCGCTCGGTGGGCGCGATGAGTTTCATGCGGCTATTCGCAGAGTACGGCCGTTGGTATGTCGTCGATACAACC